TATAATAATATATAATATAAATATAGCGCACGTGTACACGCACGCACACGTACATTCAAGTTTTTTGGGGTTCATAATCCTTTGATAATCAGTATGTTAAAGAACTTATTTTCGTGAGCTATCTTTAGGGATAAACTCTATTGCCCTCACTATCAGTCTGTAAGAGGTTATCATACAGAGCTTCATTCATCAGAACTGCCAGAGGTACGAACTCTCCGCTGTCTTCTTGCTCAAAGCCCAAAGTGATTACTCTTTCGCCTCTGATGGTAGTCTTTCTCAATTCCCAATCGTCTAAGCAAATGTGGCTGTGTAGTGAGTTTATGATAACTCTTAAGTTTTCTTCTTCTTTTTCTTCGTAGGTTTTTTCTTTTGTACTCATCATTTCTTAATTCTCGTCTGTGTTAACAACTTTATCAATTTCCTTTCTCTTTGGAAAAGCAGGAAAAAATGCAACGTAGCAGTCTGTAACTACATCACGGATTGCAACTGATACAACCCCTGACACTCTGGCAGCGCACACTTTGAAAACTCCTACCTCAATGCCATTGACTACTTGCTGTAAGAGTTCAAGGGTTGCTTCTGTTACTTTTTCGCTTTGTTTGTCTTGTTTCATAGTTGAAAAGGTTTTTAAATTAATTATTCTATTTCGTAGGCTACTGTGTTTTCAGGCATTCCCAAGCAGAAGTTTACCCCCTGACCACCTGTGAACCGCCATTCGTCAGTTTCCTGTTTGTACCATAAATCCATTTTTTGCTCGTTTATAGCCCCATTTTCGTACGATTGAGATTTTTGGGTACAAATGTAGGTTTTTAAAATTTTAAGGGATTTTTGGGGCATTTCTGTCAATAATCTGTGCTCTACAGTTCCCAACCCAAAAGTATACTCACGTACATTTTCCCTCTCTGACCGCAAAGGCAAGTCCAAAATGGGAGCAAACCACTCGGTCTCTATACCGAACTCCCAAACACACGTAAAGTCGATGTATCTGCCTTTGTGTTCGATTACAAAATAACCATTAACAGGATAACCGCCCTGTTTTACGTGTTTACAGACTATTTTGAGGCACTTTTCAAGTTTTATGATGTCCAATAGGGTCAAACAAGTTTTACGTGAAATTTTAGCCGTAAAATACGTTTTTAGGAAATGAACTACCAAATGGCTCTGCGCTGTATAGCCGTCCCAAAGAGCATAAGCCAGCATTTGTGCGAAGTTATCAGCTTCTCTGCATTCGTATCCCCAATCGTAGGAGTGGTTCGCAAAGTTAGCAAACTCATTCAGATTTTTGCAGGTGCTATCACCACCCACGTACACTTCCCTTGTCAGGGCATTAGCAAGCACTCTCATTTTACCTCCCTCTTTTTTCAGAAGCTGTTTAAAAAATGGAGTACGTTTGAACTCTAAATCTACGTTATCTTTTAGATAACGATTTTTTGCATAGGTTTCTTTTTCTACCATTTCAATCAATTTTAATTAGATTTTGTGCTGCAAAGGTAAGGGTAATTTTTTAAATGAGCAAATTTTTTAACAATTATTTTTCGCCCATATATGGCAAAATTTTGTAAGTGTTTGAGAATGAAAAAAGTACAAGCAAAAAAATTTTATTTTCATTTTTCGCCCGTGTACGGCAAAAAAGTATGGTATTTTCAAAAAGTCAAAAATTTTCATTATTTTGCCGTACGTGGGAGAAAAACGAAAATTTTGAAAAAATCAAAAACATATCACTTTTTTGCCATATATGGGAGTTTTCTGCAAGTGAAAAATTTAGCTATCTAAAAATACACCTGAAAAACATATCACTTTTTTGCCGTGTACGGTAGTTTATTGATATGTTTTTTCTGGTACTAAAAATGTAGCACTATTGAAAAAAGCCCACGTACGGCAAAATAACGTAAAAAATTGGATTTTCAAAAATTTGCATTATTTTGCCATGTACGGCAAAAAACCCTATGATTTTCAAAATTTAAAAATATAGCACTTTTTTGCCATACGTGGGGGAAAAATGAAAATAGCCTCTGAAAAAGTACCTAATTTACATAGCATTATTTTGCCGTATGTGGGCAAAAAATAAAAGTGAGGCTATTAACCTCACTTTCATCACTAACATAATAAATAATATATAAAGAAAGACGTTACTAAGATAGGTATCTCCCAAAAGTACCACTGCGAATTATACTTTTCAAGGGTGAAGTTTGGTTTCTGATTATGCAAGTTCCACGTCCACTTTTGCCCCTCGTCAAGGTACTCATAGTCCTTTTCTGTTATTGGGTATATAAGGAAATGAAAGAAGCCAAAATACACCGCTACCGCAAAGATAGCAAGGAATACCCACATTAACCAGCTATCAACCATTCCAGCTATAGCCGCTGCCATAAGAGCAGGAAAAATAATGTTCGCTGCTCTGACCCAACGCTGGGTCGTTCCGAAAACTCGCACGATGTAATCAAGTGCGAAATACTTAATTAGATATTTTCTCATAATGATAAAAATTTAATTTACTTAATGAATAAAAAGAGATAGTTTGCACGTGGCTGCTCTGATTGTTCTGTATTGCCGCAAACAATACGTATTTTATCAGATTTTATATGTAGCCTACAGAATGTAGTATCGTCAGAATTTACATCACCTGAATAAGCAATATGAGAAACAGAAGCAATACCGCCTACATAGTCAGCCATAGTATAACCTTGTGGCGGATATACATCAGCATAGTTGTAGTTTTCATTCCAAACCTTACCATTGCCACGTTCATCAATCCACGAGTTCATACTTATAGTTCCTGAAACAACTTTGATAAGTTCGCTCATAGATATAGACTTACCGTCCATACCTACCAGCTTACCATTATCTACCTGAATGATATTTTTCTTCTCTCCCCACAACTTCCTGAAGTAATCTGGATACCCATTAGAAGTTGCATACACAGGTTCTCCGTAGGCTGTAAGAAGCCAATAATTCTTCATTCTTACCAGCTTTAAGTTTGAGCCCTCTGTAAAAGATACAGAACGTTGGTCGCTGCTTGTTCTTGCAAATTTAATGGGCAAACACCCTGTAGGTAGGTAATCAGTTTCCATATATACGAACCTGAAAGAAGCTGAAACTTGTGTTACATCTATGGTTGCGCCTATAGGGTAATCCAAGCCTCTTATACCTTGTATCATTATATAATGTATGCGCTTGTTGTAGCTCTCATAGTTTAGCCTACTAAAATTGAAAATGATAGTATTACCCATTTCAGGCTTTAAGTTCAATACAGCAGGGTTTGAGTGCTGCTCTCTGTAGAAGTTGTCAAGCTGTGTCTTGTACTCTTCTTGGTCGTAATCACGGATAACCTCAATAGGCAGCTTGTCCATTTCTCCCTCTTCAAACACGGTGGTCATCTTAGTAAAAAAACGCTTCATATTTAGTCGCTGATGCTCTATAGTCTCACCTAATGGCATTACCTCCCAATCGTGATTTCTACCTTGTGCTGGGTCGTTATAAGGGTTACCGTCTGTAACTAAAAAGTTTCTGTTTTTGTTCCAATCGTTTAGCCCATTTCCTGATTTACTCAAACTTGCACTTTCATCAGGAGAAGCATTAACATTCTCCAAGTCCTCTACATTAAACTTACGAATGTTTAAATTCGTGAATGTAGATGAGAAAATCGTTAGCAAAGTCCACGAATTACCTACTTGCATAAACATAGCAATCGCTGGTCCTTTAACCTCTACGTTCTTGCTTGTTGGGTTCTCAATATTTAGGAAGCCGTGCTCATACTGTGGTGAAGCCTGTGATATAACATTCTTATCTCCCTTAAAGCTCACGTATATAACCGTACCGCCCTCTTTCGGAGTTTCCAAGTTAGGGTTTTCTTTCATTATAGCCATATCGGATATAATGTTCAAAGTAACGTTTTCCTGTTTAACCACTAAGTAGTTCGCATTTACGTTACGCAAATCTAACTTACCCCCAACAATATCTACCTCCTGTTTATTGAAAGCCACAAGGCTCTGAAACTTGTTCAATTTACGTGTGCGGCAAACTTCATCAGCATTAACCAATACGTATTTCATAGCACCCCCAATCATTGCTGAAAGGATACCAAATACACTACCAGCCTCGATGTATGCCTTATCAGTATTAACAATGAAATCAGCACCATTCTGAATTACTAATGCCCCTGTGGTATAACACCACACCAGCTGCCCAGCATCTGCAAAAGGCTTTGAAACTCTCTGAATGATATAGTATTTTTCAGGTCTGTCGTTAGGTACATTCAGGTAGTAAAAGTTACTTGGAATATTGAAGTTCAAAGTAGTACCGCCTACAGAGCTAACAACCATCTCCCCTCTCTGAATGTTAAACACTTTCAAAGCCGTAGAAGTTTGCTCTCTATCTGTGTGCATTATGGTTTCATCACTGAAAGCATTAGGTTTTTCAGCTTTATGCCACGTTGCTGCATCTAAATAGGTACAAGCAGGTGGAACATACAGCCAGCCTATTTCTACTTGCTTGTTAGGCTCTGTTAAAGCAGGTTTAACAGGAGTAGCAGACGGTCTCCCTTGTATCACCTTATACAAAGCTGTTTGTCCACCCTCTGCTTCCACGTATTGATGTTCTCCCACGATTAAGTCAATACGTGGTGCTGTCGGGTGTCCTGTTGCGATGTTTAGTGTAATAGGGCTATCTTCTGCAATAACTACCCCTTGTTTTGTTTTCCAAATACCTAATGCTGGGCTTGTTTTAAGCAGTTTATCGACCTTAGTTTTACCGTCCTTAGAGTGTTCCAAAACTAAATTCATATTGGAAGCTGGTGCTTTATCGAAGCCAGCATAAACACCATAAGGGATAAGTACCAAGTCTCGCCAATTCATACGGAACGTGCTATCATCGTCAAGCCAATTCCACCAACGTTCTTGTGCCATATTATTCTGTTTTTTCTTTTTCGATGTTAGTTATCATCTCATCTTTTTCCTCTTGTTTTTGAGGCTCTAATTCACGAATACCCTCACCATTCATCATATCAAAGAAGTCTTTCAATTTACCCTCTTTCTGATAGTTGTACAAGGCTTTGATAACCCAAGCAGGTGGGTGCTTGCCATTGGTGATTATAAACATATTTTTTAAGGCTTTTTCGGTAGGAAGCAGTATGCTGATAAACTCTATCGTTGCCTTAAATATCGTACCTACGAACCATTCCTCCAAAGGCACTGTAAGCACTTTAAGAAGCATATACACACCTGCCACGATAGCAAGGAGCTCTATGTTCTTAACCATCATACGTGTTAAGTTAAAAGTACCTTTCAACCAATGGTATCGTGCCCCTATGATTAAATTCAGCAATAAAGCTGTACCCATAGCCAGCGCAAAAGGTTTGTTCTGGTCGTACCACGTTACTGCCATAGTATAAAGGAAAAGCAAAGGGCTGTATTTAGTGATTACCTCCCAAAAGTAGTTTAGCCTATCCTTTAATGGCATTGTCCCAATAGGCGCAAAGAGAAGCACGATAGGCACAACAAGTATGCCTATCCTGTACTTCGCTTTCTGCCAATCATTTTTAAGTTTTTCTTTCATTTATATTTTATGAAAATTCTATTTCAGGTGGTGTGAATGTAACGGTTACTTGTCCACAACCAGCACCACACATTTCGTCCATACCAGTAGGGTAAGGTATACAATCAATTCTTAAAAAATGATGAATGTAATAATCAGATAAATTTTCTAACTGTATATTTATTGGTACATCATAACTGTTAGGTATCTCAATAAGATATTCCACCTCTTCTAATGTAGTGGGATTTTCTGATTTACTTAATCCTATATACCTATCATATACATCACTTATCATAAGACAAAAAGGCTGTAATTGTGCTACATTAGAAGCATTTTGGCTTATTAATTTAGCTTTCTTTTTTCCTGTAGCTTGTTTTAGCCTATCATCTTTTACTACACAATAAAATCCTTGCTGATTACATATAGGAGTAAATTCCGCTGTATCATTAAAAGTATATTTTGAATAATCTGTAATACTTAACCTACTTTTGTCTATTTCAAGTGATTTTCCTGTACCATCAGTGATACTGTTTAAGTGATTACCCCCCCCCTTATTAAAACCGTAATTGAAAAAGCTAACTGTGTCCATAGTCTACTTGCTGTTAAGATTAACTATTAATTCAGTAGGCATTACAATTATGCTCGCTGAACTACCTTTTGCTCCTGAAAGTGTAGCACCACCAAACACAGTACCTTTCGTAGTTGTGAAAGTAACATTTCCTGCTCCAAGTTTAACTACTGAAAGTAATGAATTATCTTTTAGTGCTGAAAAATCTAATGATATATCACTATCATTAGTACATACTAATACACTACCTGCCATTTCTTCAGTTAGTTGTTGTGAGGTATTAAACACTTTTGCGAATTGTGTTTTAGGTACTTTAATTTCTTTAGTACTTCTTTCAAATCCTGAAAGGGCAAAAGAGTATCTTGTTACAAAATCTTCATCTCTATCCTCTACAGAAAAATATAATCCATTATGATAAGAGTTTTTAGGATATTTCAAAAGCTCTACCAAAGTCATTAAGTACATATTGCTATTAGGAGCACCAAGTATTTTTAGCTCATACTTGTTACCTATAACCATATTTTCAAACCCTTTTGTTACCTCAAAGATATGTTTGTACTTTAAGTATTGGTCATTACAGAGGTATGTATGTACTTTTCTAAACTCGCAGGGATATTCAACTCCTGTAGTTTTATTTACCAAACTTAAAGACTGAACATTACTACCGTCTGTGTTTTGGCTTGTATAATACATAAATAACACTTTATTTGTAGGGTCTTCAAACTCTGCAAGTTCTAAATTATCAGTCAGATTTGGCATAACAGTCTCCAAATTGTGGTTTATGATTTTGTTAGTACTATCAAAAATCATACTGTTACCACTACCAAAAACAGCATCTACTTGCTTTTTATTAATCTTCTTTGCCATAGTTATTTCTTTTTAATAAATTTTACAATCAACTCGTCCCCAGCTTCCAACTCGAAAGGTATGTAGCTGTCGTTAAACTTCAGTTTTTTAGCATTATCTGTATCTACAGAAACTGCATAAGGTGATAGAAGCACACCGTTACAGAATACGTCAAAACGTCTGTGGCTATCAATATCATAGGAAAGCTCTACTGACTTGTTGGTAACGTTATCAGCAGTTAGTTCCTTAACCTCTGAAAGCTCTTCAGCAACGTTATCGGCTAAATCACCTACACGAGCCAAACGCTTCCATTCTGTTTCTCCGTCTTGCTTGTATGCAAATCCGTCTTTACCCATTAGCAGCACCAAGCCTGAAACCTCATTAGCTTCTGTAATGCTGTTAGTAACCAAAGCCGAAATTACCTTACCTGTACGAGAAAGCACTTCAGCAGGAACTCCTGTTAGTTCACCAATACCAATCACATAGTTACCTTTCTGTAGGTCAGTAACAGCACCGCTAAACACAGGACTTTTAGCTTCGTTCTGTGAATATTGAAAGATGTTTTCAACAACCCCAATGTTCTTACGAGCCAGCTTCTTTTCATTCTCTGTCTTGTCTTGCTCTGAATAAAGCACCGCATTAGAAGAGTTATTTATTTTCTTAACCTCCCTTTGCAAGTCTTTCACACCGTCTCCAAGTTCTTTCAAAGTATCGTAGTCAGCCTCCGCACCTGAAAGCAATGTATCCACAGCATCTTTCAGTTCTTTCTTTATACGGTCAATAGACCACGTTTTCTTGTTCGATGTAGTAAGTGTATCATCGATTAAAGAAAGTCCCTGTTTTAGCTCGTTAATAGCCTCTACCAAGCTGTTTTTGTTCTCTGTAGTAAGAGCATTTTTGTTACCTACATCAGTGCTGATAGCCTCCAAACGTTCCTTAATCTTCTTAAAAGCATTCTCCAACGCTTTTAAGTTGGTTGTGGAATTTTGTTTTGCCACACCTGTAGCCCACAATTCTGGGTCAAAATCAGGAAGCCCATTAATGATAGTGGACAACTCCTCACTGTCGATTTCTCCCCCATTAAGTGTGGTAAATATCAGCTTGCCGTTCTCTACCTTTACTTTCGCAAAGATATTAGGCTTGTCTTCTATATCCTCCCAGCCGACTTGTGTAGTCTGCCCAGCTGTAAGGATAGGAAGCCAATTAGCTTCTAATGCAGGGTCGCCTGACCCCTTGTAAATGCGCAGCTGCACTGTTAGTGGTGCGCTCTCATCTAAGATTTTGCCCCATATTAAATAAGGCTTCGTCTTTGGTGGTGTGGTACTTCTAATGAGCCCAACCACGTTTCCTAAATTATAAACGTTGTTAGCCATAAATATAAACTAAATTTCCTTGTTCGTCTAATGAATAATATTCTGCATTTGGTCCCTTAACTATTAAATCACCAGCAGGAGAAAGCTCCAAAATTAGTTCTGGGTCGTAATCGTTTGAGTAAATCAAGTCCCCATTATCGTCAATCCATACCGAAATGATTTTCGTAATTAAAGGCTTATCGTTGTATCTTATCGTACGTCTTCTCGCATTGATAGGCTCGTTAAACTTAATGATACTGTCTATAGCCTTATTAAGTTCTGGAGTAATCTGTATAGTGCCTTTAAATTTTATATCATAAAATATGCAGCGGTTACACTTGCTCATATCAAACACACGGTCTGGGTCGTCAAAAGTTAGCACGCTATCTAATGAATTTGTGTGCATATCCTCAATGATTTCTATGCTTTCAAAGCCCAGCATTGAAAGCATAAGGGTATAGGCTTTAATTGTTCCCCTAATCTGATACCAATGTAGGATATGCGCTAACACTCTTCTTCTCCATTCCATCGTGTTGCCCATAATCACGCTAACACCTAACCGCTGTTCTAAGTATGGTATAAATCTTTCGTACGCTACATCAGGAAGCAAATTGTTCTCCACAAGGTTGTCAATCTTCTTAAGGAGCTCTTCATCAATGTAGCCCCCTACGACCTCATTATACCGCTGATTAGTGCCTTTATGCTCACTATTTTTGTTTATATCAGCAGTATGGTCGTAAGGGCTAAAAAGATTAAATATTTTAGTCTTAAAATTCATTATAAACCTCCGTTAGCTGTTATAGTTATATCCTCAATCAGTGAAACAGGTAGTGAGGGTTCTACTACATCAATCGTTCCGAAACTCGGATAAGTATAAAATTCCCATATATCACCAACCTGATACAAACCTGTAAGTACCTGAATTTCAAGGTTAGGTAAATTATAGGTAATACCTAACTCATACTGACCTAATACCTGACCACTTCTAAATACCTCATAAGTGGTAGCAGTAACCATTTTTATCTGCCATATCTGCGTGCTGTTGCTATCTTCTTTGATATTAACAACCCAATTCAGTGAGTGCTGATTATTGATAGGTCTTGCATACGGTCTCGGTTTCATCACGTTAATAGTGGAGTTTTTTACCCCATCTGTATTTTCGATTGTTTGGTAAATATCTGAAAGCTGAACTTCACCAGCAATTTCTTGGTGCTTAAATGATACGAAATTCGCTATATTCTCTTTCACCTTTTGAACCACTAAAGCACGGTTGTACGCAGGTAGTACGTTCAAGGATATGTTAAACAAAATACGAATTTCCCCAGCTCTCTGAACTTTCGCCTGTACAGTGATAATTCTTCTCTCATCTACCCACTTTTGGGTCTCCGTGATTAGGTCGGTGGTAGCAACCCCACCACCGTCAGGAACTATGTATATATTTACAGGCTTGCCACAAGTATACGTAACACCAGCTTTGGCTACTCCTGTTTTTAATTCTGTAATATCTATAAAATCTTGCTCGGTTACAGCACGCTGTAAGGTACGAATTGATTTCGGTATACGTCTCTGTAGCTGCTCCAATGTTTCTACACCACTACCACCAGAGCTTCTTTCCTTGTTAAATACCTCCAATTTATAGGTCGCTGGTAGTGCAACATTAGAAATCAATTTTGTGAGGGTAAATGCGCCTGTATTGCCGTTTTCTCCCTCTGTTCTTTGGTATTCTACAGTGATTGCTGAACCGCTGGGAGGTATCATACCATTAATACCGTCTCCGAACTTAATTATAGGCTTTTTATCCACACTAACAGACTGTACGAAATGTTTGTCCTTATTAAGTGAGAAAGCAAATGTATCTCTTCCTAAATAGATTTCAGTACCCACTTTCACCACACAAGTATTATCTAATACATTGTTGTCAATCTCAAACACTTGTGAAGCCTGTCCGTTTGATACTCCAATATTGATTTCAGAAACAGGAGTATATTGCTTGGCTGTGGTAGTGATTTCTTTCTGACCGTTAGCAATCGTTACGTCTTGTGTAGTGAAAAAACGAATACCAGCCTCATTCTGTATCTCTGTACCAGCAGGGATAAGTATATCCGAATTTGCTAACTTGTTCAATCTGAAAGTAACATCAGCAGTACTTGCAAGGTATGAATGTATTCGGTAGTCGTAGGAATTAGCAATCTTTACTCCTGACCAATATAGACGTGCTTGTGATAAATGAGCCTCTCTTGCTGAATTATCAATGTAATACCCCAGCATTTCAGCTATACCTGCCCACACTGAAAGCATATTAACATAAGGGTTGCTTTCTGTATGGTCAGTAATTTCAGGAACTAATACCTGCATATCAGTAAGCACACGCTCTTTGATTTGCTGGTAAGTGCGGTCAATATATCTAATCCACTTGTTCTCTAATGCCATAATTTCTTAATACTTTAATGTTCTGTAAAACGGATAAACAAAGCTGTCCACTTCATTACTTGCCAAAATTCTGTAAGTAATGAGGCAATAAGTAACGTCCACCCCACGAGTGAAAGAAGTGCTTACGTACTCTACACGTTTTTCCCAATCACGAATAGCCTCATAAATGAAAGTACTCAATAAATCTTCTAACACATCATCATTAGGTTCAAAGATGAGTTCTTTCAATCTGCTGCCAAATTCAGGTAGGAAAAACTTAGTCCCTGTGGGTGTATTCAGTATGGTAGTAATGCTCTGCTCCACGAGCTCTTTACTTTCTGAATGCGCCCAGCTACCACCCTCTAACTTAGTGGGATATGATAAACCTTTTCCTAAATATGCCTGTTTCATAGCGCAAAGGTACAGTGGCAAATCGGCTTAAAAAAGAAAACCGCAAACAAAATTAATTGCTTGCGGATTTTCTAAATAATCTAAAAATCTGTAATTAAAATGATAATTAAGAAATTATCGGACTTTCTACAGTCCAAAAGTACGTGATTTGAGATTGCAAATGTACGACAACTTTTTTACTTATGCAAATTTTTTAGTTAATTTTTCCTGTTTGCGTATTTTGGTTACCTGTGGTGGTAACATCACCACTCTTTACAAATGCGTTTATAGCATTTGCAACAGCCTCTGCCCACACTACATTTGCTTCTTCAGGAGTGGTGGTATTTCTCGCACGATTTTGTGCTTCTATGAGGTCTTGTGCTAATTTACTTGGGTCTAATGCCATATCTTAATCAGAATTAGTTACTTTACTCTTAAATTTCTCCCACTTAGTTTTCCACTTGTTAGCAAGCTGTTTCCACTTAGGGGACTTGTTAATCGAATACGTCATACCGCTGTTAGTAGGTATGTAATCAATATTGCCTAAATCAGTGATAAACTCATTCAGCAAATCCATTGCCGTATCTCCCAGCACGATTGGTTCTTTCGATTTGTCTAATGAGCCCAAACTTATGTTTTTGCTCTCTATAGAAACCCCCTTATCATTCAAAGTTATTACGTGTCCGTGAGGGTCTTCAATCTTTATCACCTTATCTGTATCATTCATAATTATACGGTTGCCACCCTCTGTCTGAATGGTATTAATATCAGGCTTTGCGCCTGTGGGTATCTCGTGCTCATTTCTCCACCAACCATACTGCCAAACAGGGTACGCAGGGTCTCCATTTTCAAACTGAACCCACACCATATCACCTACATTAGGCAAAAAGAAAAATCCTTTCTTAAAGCCTGAATAAATGCCTATAGGGTTCGCCCAATACTCGTATACCTCGAAGTCGTACACTTGTGGAACTTTAACCAGCAACCTACCAGCATTTTCAGGGTCGTTGTTGTCGGCTACCTCACCACGATATATTGAATAAAACTTGTTCTCCATTACCAATTTCTTTTTTCTGTAACTTTTTTATTTCCGTCCTTATCAGTAGTGGTAGTCTTTGTAACAGTACCTTTGCCAACCACACTCGCTTGTGTCTTAGTTTGATTTGCCATTACTACACGAACCGCAATCTTTTCCTCTTGGGTCTCTGGTCCCTTAGACTTGTTAGTAGCCTCTGATTTCTTAGTACCCACGTTTGAGCCTGTTTTAGCTAATTCTACACTGCAAGTATATCCGCTGGTAGAAACATCGTGCGTAACCTTTTCCACGAACCAATTCCCACTATGCACTTTAGCAACCCCTTTCATTGTGATAACTGTATTAGGTACAAGCAAGGGGTTTCCCTCAATTGTTAGAGTAGCTTTCAAGCCCCCTAAATCAGAAGATTTTTTTGCTGCACTTGTGGAGCTCTGCATTTGTCTTGTAGGGTTATCCCCTTTTGGATACGGTTCTACAAACTTTTTCTTTATATCAGGGTAATTGTCAAAATACTTGCTGATACCTGCAAGTTGCTCATCAATCTGTTTAATTTTAGCTGGGTCAGGTTTTACTCCGTCTTTGATTTTGTCGCACTCTTTTTGCCGCTCAATAAGTAAATCATTACGCTTCTTAGTAGCTTTCTCCAAATTGATTTTAATGTTACTCTGAACAGTGGAATAAGTGCCTGTTTTACCACCCTTAGTTTGGTCTTTATATCTACCATACTGTATGTTTCTTTCATACCGTGATAAATCCATTTTATTTAGTTCATTCGTGTTATTGGTTAGCACGCTCTTTATGTTACCTGTCTTAGGGTCTACCGCTGTAGCTTCTGCACCATTAGAAGCACCATTGCCTTTTGTGCTTTCTTTCTGTGAGGGCTCGAATGATATAACCACACCATCACCGTCTCCGTACGTGTAGGAAATAACAGCATTACTATCTAACTTTCTATGTACAAAATACAACGTTTTATTCCGTATGTAGGAAACCCAATCACCACCATCTTCTTTGCCTGCTAATTCTTCTAAAAAAGCAGTATCAGACTTGTTTCCTTGCGGTAGGTTGTCCCAATAAGTTTGTGGGTTATCTGTATCAACCTCCAAGCCATATTTATTCGCTATAGCCGCCACTATATCCTGTGTAGTAACATCTTTCCACACCTTAGAACTTTCCACTTTACGAGCCACATTACCTACGTCCAAGCATTTAATGTCCATCGTTACCCTTTCGTTGTATTTGTGAGTAATATCCGTTACCCTTATCCTGTGTAGCTTGGAAATCTTACCGCCTAAATATCCGAACTGAAAGGAAAGATTAGTACCAACCTTTATACGTGGGTCGTCAGCTAATGCCATAGCAAATTTTGCATAAACTGAAAGATTGAGGAAGCTATCTTCTTTCATACAGTCCTCATAAGAAAAACTCTCTATGTAGTCGGTAATCTCCTCATTACTTTCGTCAATATATACCTTAAAAAATGGTGCTTTCATTGTTGTAAAATCATTAGAGTATTCAGAATGTTAGGTATAAGTATTTCCTTACCTATGTATTCGGATAAGTCAAGGGGGTTGGTGATATTGTTAGCATCTGCAATTACCCACCAATACTTACTTGCGTCTTCTACTTGGTTCTTGTAGTGATTGAAAGCGATTAAATCTATCCTGTCATTCATCTTAACCGTGTAGTAAGTGTCTTTTACAGTCCCCTTAATGCTCAAAAGCTCCCTATGTAGGAGCTTTTCGTCCGTGTTATCAAACACGATTATTTCACCGTTACGGTATAGGTTGTTACCTCTTAGTTCTATTTCCATAATACATCACGTGTTTTTCTGTTTCTGTCGGTATCTAACACTAAATCTAACTGAACAATGGCTTGCACAGGTAGAAAATTATGCTCTGCGCTAAACTGTGTATAAGTAGGGTTTACCGATTGAATGAGCCATATTTCGTCCTCCTTAAAAAGTCTTCCGTATGTTAGTTTTATCCTTTCAGGGGGGTTGTTATACGCATTATTCATAGCCCAGCTCTCTAACAGCCTACACTTGCGTACTACATCACTTCTGTCCTCTTCAACTGAATGAAAATCTAAGGTTAAACTTAGTGAGTTCGTACCTCCTGTGTAGTGATAAAGAGGATTATTGCGCCCAACGATAGCAATTTCGCTCCAATTCGCTTGTCGTGATGGTGAAATCTCATTGGGCACAAACTGAATTTCCAACCTTTCTAAACTGCTCAAAGCTGTAAGATATAACCTCCCTTGTGTTGTACTAATCATAATTAATTCCTCCTATTATTCTTAAAGTCCTGTTTTTCAATCACTTTGTTAGCAATTTTGTCTCCGTCCATTGTTAAATTAACAGTGATAGGCGCAGGCTGTATGTTATTAGTGAAAGCCTGTTGCGGATTAATATAGACAGGCATTTTTGAGCTGTCTTGGTGGAAGCTATTAGGGTCTAATCCCCTATCTCTGTACCACTTTTTGTCCATATTAGTCATCTCACCACCATTGACTTCTATCTGCTCTTTCATAATGGCTTCTGCACTCTTAGGGTCGTCCTCAATATCCCAGAACCAATTCCACATATCCTGTATGGGCTTCATTATGGTATCTACCAAAATATCTACAGCATCAGAAACCCACTTTACAAGTTCGTCCCACATACTCACAATACCGTCCCATATTCCTGAAACGATAGATGAGCCAATATTCCAAAATGGTTCTATCCATTGCCATAACCAATCTACTATGAAGTTAAACAAAGCCTTTGTCTCTTCCCACCAGCCTTTTAACTTATCCCATACCCAGCTGATAACAGAAGCAATACCCTTGCCTAACCAAGTCCAAAATTGGATAACTTTCTTAAAGCCTTGTATCCAAATACCTACAAACCATATAATTCCCTTAACCAACCATTTTATTACCCACATAATAGCCTTAAACACCGCTGAAACAACTGTCCAAACTACTTTCAGTACTGAAGCTATAACTTCAAAGGCTGTAGTTAAAACAGTGCCTATTATGTGCCCTAAATCGTGCCAAAAGCTCAAAGATGTGCTTCCCTCACTCTTAGTAGTGCCAAAAAGTAGCCCAAAAACTTCAGCAATCGTGTCAAAAATGCCACCAAAAGTGTCTTTGATAGTTTCCCATATATCAGAGAAAATTCCAGCCATAAAATCGCCAAATTCTTTGATAGCTGCCCATAATGGCTGCAGACCCTCCAATATACCGTTCCAAAACTCACGAAGTTTAACAGCAAAGTCCACAATCATATCCACGTAGTCCCCTAATCCAAGTGCTTCCAACTTCTGTGCAAGCTCTTCTGTGAATGTAGCTGAACTTCCGTCCCAACTACCAAATACCTGACGAATAAGTTCTAAAACAGCGGCTACCTTAGTGAAAAAACCAACCACACCGCTCTTTTCCATTTTGTCTAATGGTTTCTGTAGGTTATCAAAGCCCTCTTTCAGTTTAGCCACTACCCATATAACAGCAGCTATTGCAGCAGCAATGAGTGCGTACGGTCCTAAACTCGCCCAAGCAGCTCTACCTAACTTGTAGAATTTAGTCGCTAATCTGTCTGTACTTACTATCGCTGCATTCTGCCAAATAGCTGTACTCTTTATGGTTAAATTGAAAAATATTACTCCTATTCTTGCTGCTCCTATAACTGTAATAAGTACACCTATAGCACCTATTAAACCAAGTAAGTATGCAGACCATTGCGCTATTTTCTGACCTAATGGTGTATCTAAAAACTTAGATATAGTATCTACTATACCGCCTACAGCTTTGTAAATCTTACGAGTAATAGGCTCAATAGCTGCACCCAGCCTTTCAAAACCAATCTCGATAGCGTCCTCCATTGCCGCTTTTAAACCTTTCGTAGAATTAGCTGCTCTTTCAGTAGCTCCATAAAACATCTGACCCTCTGAAGTAGCGTGAGCAAATGCTTTTTCTAACTCCTCTAAGGTTATATCCATACCCTCGATTTGTTCAACTGATTTACCCATACTATCCGCAATAATCTTCATAATAGGAACGCCAGCCATACCAAATTGCTTAATATCTACTGCTGTAGCTTTACCATTATTACCAATTTGTTGCAAGTTAATAGCCATACGTTGTAGCTCTTCATCACCAGCACCTACACCAGCCATAATTTCAGAAAGGTTATTAATGATACCTCGTGAACGCTCTTCTGTAACTTTACCTGTACCTACCAAAGCAGCATTTGCCGCTACCAATGATTTAGTACCAAATATAGGGTTATCAATAGCGTCCTGTTTAATCTTATTAAACATATCACGAGCTTTTTCAGCAGACCCCAACAGAGTTTCAAACTGAACCTCATAAGCCTGAAACTCTGCCCGAACGTCTGCTCCTTTTTTAAAGAGTGATAACCCAGCAACAGAGGTTGCAACCATAGCTGCCCCTGTCTTCATCATAGATAAAGACTTATTCACGGTGCGCATAGTCTTCTCACTATCCAAACCGAGTGCGTCCATCTTACTTTGTATACGGCTTGCCACTGATGTAAATTCATCACGTAGGTAAAATGCTAATCCGAAGCCGAGCACGCTATCTGTTATACCTGCCATTGCTTAATAGTTTTTTGCTTTGTCTCTTTGTTCTTTCTCGTATTCTTTTTGCTTCTTTAACCACTCTAACATAGTTTCTTTCTGTAATATGGTGAGAGAAAGAAAATCACTAAATGAAAGAGGAAGCCCATTATCGTATGTTAAATAACAATACTCACTAATTAAATGGCTTCCGAGCGGTAGAAAAAAGCCGTCAAACCCATAATATCTACACTTTCTAATGCGCCTGTCTCTGGGTGCTCGAACTGTAGAATGGTATCCACATCTCCCTCATACTGTTTGATTGATTTTCGCAAAAACTCTATATCAATCAAAGTGAGGTTGTTCAAGTTTAGTTGCAAAGGAACTTTATTACCTGCTGAACTTGTAGTGAATGTAATAGGCTGTCTCATTCGCACAAGTGTATGAGAGCTTCTGTCCTTACGTGGAGTTCTCGCACCTATATTCTCACCTTTTCCGTCTAACAGTGTAAATTGTACCTCTGTGCCTGACTGTGGTAAAGTGATGAGTACTTTCTTGTGCGCAATCACCTCTGAATATTCTGTGAAGTTAGCTTCTACTATCTCCCCAGCCTCATTCTTGTACTTCATAGGAGTAACCTCGAACTCATACGTGTTTAAATCTATCGAAATTTCGCTTTTCTTTTTCTTACCCTCTTCTGATAGGTATTCAAACTGAAACTCAAAATTTGGGTCAAATCCGTAAGAAAATTGGCGCAATTCAAACAAAGCCTTTTTTCTATCGCAGCTCACCATTTCCAAAATGAGCTCTTCTGTAATGTTAGTTTCTGAACCTAATCTCACGATACAGTCCTGAAGTACTTGGTTCATACGTTCCATTTGAGGCTTGGAACTCTGAATAGTTAGCATTTCTTGGTGCTTTGCAAGCATTGAGCGCACCTCACACTCTACCCCTGACGGTAGTCTGAATTGGTGGGTAGCTTGTACCCCTTTGTTTTTGTCTGACATTTCTTTTACTTTTAAAATTATAAGGCAAAGGTATAAACATTTTTTGGCTTAAACACAAAAAGCGAGCAACTTTCGTATGCTCGCTTCTATCAGTAAAAGAAATTAAAAGTAAAACCTTTATGATAACCTCTTTACTTTATTTACTGAAAGAGTTACAGTCTCTATAACGTTTTCAGATTGGTTGCCACGTTTGAAGTTGGAAGTACCTATCTTCTTTACCCAGCAACCCTCCCATAGGTAGGTTTCGATAGCCTTACCTGTTGGGTCGCACACCTTAAAGATTACGTCCTTGTAGTAATCTTGCGGTAACTTACCTGTACCTGTAGCAGTGTTCTGTGCGTCTGTTAGCCAGCCCCAAGCCCACTTGTCTCCACCGTCAGCTGGTACTATCTTCTGCAATTCTGCATCTGAATAAGAAACCCCACCAGCAGTTTTTACGTTGTAGTTGGTAGCTCCGTGCTCTACTGACCCTATCTCTACTTCAGGAACTTTTACGTCCTGAATAAGGAATTGGTCTATACCAGCAATCTCTATTTTAAAATTAAATACTTTACTTGCCATATCTTATACGTTTATTAAATTGTACCCTCATTTATGATTTCCTCGAATGAAACCCCACTGTTTGCGACCACCACTTTGATACCAATGTATTTCAAAGCTGCTTTTGGTTTGATAAACAGATTAAACACGTACTGACCTGCGTCAATGTTGTTCGGAGTGTTCACCTGTGCATCTGCTATATCATCGATTAGCTGGTCTCCCTGATATAGGTAATCCCAAATACCTCTGCGCTCTTTAACAAGCTCTAACAAAGGTCGTACTTTGCGATAAATAGCTTTCCAAGTCTCAATGTCGTTAGGCTCGAATAGCTCTGACTTAATCAAAGGCGCAAGCTCACGATTTAAGTACACAAGCAAGTCAGCAATATTGGAATGTTTGAGCAGTGTAGGCTCTTTCCACAAGGTAACATTATCCCAAATTACCACCCCAAAGTCTGGGTCATCAATCACAGCATTTATACCACGATTAGAAACTTGGTCAAACTCTGTAGCTCTCGCTGCTGACCCTAAATTGTAATCTACTCCAAGCACATTCTTAATGCGCCCACGTTTTGAACCAGCCACCGCAAACCATTCAGCTGCTTTGTCGTCTCTTTGGCTCATAGCACCAAGTACATCACCTATTGCGCTGATATGTACTTTCTCTCCTGTAGTAGGGTGTATCACGTAAATACCTCCAAAGAAAAGGTCTGCATACCAAGTAGACGGTGCTACACCTGAAAAGCTGCCTGTTCTATCTCTGTAGGTGATAGCTGTAGTACCTGAAATACCTATCGGAGTTCTTAGTACAGCACGGCAGTCTTTACGCATTTCTGCATAAGCAATCAAAGCATTGTCGATGTTCGGTTTCGCTTGGTCAGGGATAGCAATCTTCACAAAGTCGTTGTAGTTATCGAATACGTGAATACCGTTGCCTGCTGTAACATCACCAATGTAGTCTGTTTCTGTGATGGTGCTTTCGTCAAAATCTCCGTCCGCTAACTGATAGCTACCTGCTGCTACTTCTGCACCCGTAGAAGTGAGCACCACATACGAACTTTGCATATTGAAAGTAGCAATATCTGTCGCAGTCAGCACCTTGTTCAAGTTAGGTATGATTTCAGTTAAATCAGGAAACCCCTTAATACTAACCTCAAAATCGAATTGGTTTGCAGCACCGTTTTTCGCAGGTGTAACTTTTACGGTAACGTTGTTACCCCATTTACCTACTGAATTGGCTTCAAACTTAATCTCTTTTGAGTTATTCTCAATCTTCTTTGATGCTTTCACACCAGCCAAAGTCGTCTTGTTGGTAATATCTGTATAATGCCCCACACGAGCTATACGTAATTTACCTCCTCTCTCTAATGCTCTACGGCAATAAAGAGGAAACTCTGACACCTCTTTTGGCAACAAGCCTCCAAAGTGTCTTACATACTCATTCCAAGAGCCCACCAAAACCGCTTCGCCAATTACTCCACGCTCGGTAACTCCTAACACGGCACTAATACCTTTCAGCCCTGTGCCTACAAGTACAGAAGTGTCTATTACCTCCTGCTCTATTCTTGCTCTTCCTGTTGGTGTCATAAAATTATAAACTTTTTAAATTTACTGCAAAACTATAAACATTTTTTGGCTTAACCATTATTCAACCAATAAATCTTTCTTGTCGATTGTTTTACCCTCTGAATTTTGAACGTTATACCAAAAGTGCGCTGAACTCATAGGAGCTATATTTTCTCTTACTACATCGTATTTGCCTAACCATACGTCCTCTGCTACATAGTAGAACAAATGCTCTCTTACGTCTGTAGTGGATACATCTACGCTACCCCTCGAAGTGAAAAGAAGCCATTTTTTCTTATCAGCATTGTACTCTTCTGTGATAGGGTAGTAATTCCTATGAGTGAATAATTCCATTAAAGTCTGGAAAGCCACTCGCTCTTTCTTAATAGAATTGGAGAAAACACGAATTTCATACCTAACGTCCGAACAAATAGCAGGTATCTTTTCCTTAGTGAATTTACCTGTGTTCTGGTCTTTTTTGAATTGTGGGGTTTCACCACCTAACGTACCAGCCTCTATTTGCTTCCTATCAATCGTTATTTCGCATATAATTCGCTCATCTCTTGCTTCAGGTGTTCCTACACCGTGTACCTCGATTACGAAGCCTTTTTGCGCCTCTATTTGCTTTTTAGCAGCTATGTATTCTTTCTCGGTTCTGTAGTTAGCAATATCAGGCAAATAGCCGTCAGCAACCAACCTTTTACGTATGAGTTCATAAATTGTTCTGTCTATTTCTTCTAATGTTACTACTTGTATCATATTCCTTGCATTAGTTTTCTGAATATAGCAGGAGGGGTATTTTCAGGCTTCTTCATAAACTCCAAAGCCTCTTTATTCACAGGCTGCCATAAAGGTCTCGCAGGGATACTTCCTGACTTAGAGCCAAACTCGTGTACCTTAGCAATATCAGCAACCAATTCTCCTGTTTCTTTATTTCTTACCTGCTTCTTTACCCCTACATACGCTACCCCTTTGTTTTTGTCCACCCAACTTGTGATTGCTTGGAAGTAGCTCGAAGTCTGAACAAGGATATTTGTACTAAATCCCTTGCGTATCTTATCAGCAATCGTTTTAGGCTGTAGTGGTTTCCACCCTAAATCCTGATTACGGATATGCAGTTTGGCTTGCCCCTCTGCATATAGCCCCACACGTTTTAAAGCTATCTCTTGCGCCTGAAGCATTTTCTTTCCAAGCTGCTCCACAGCCCTAACACCTTGCGCCCAATTACCTACTCTTTCTAATCCCATAGCTTAATCCATTTCGTTACCATTAGTGATTAAACGTGTATTTTTAACCATATTCGTACGCTCCATCTTCTCGCCCTGAACGATAACTAACACGTCCTTTGCTGAAAGCGGTCCATCGTACGAAACATTCTTTACTTGGTATATCTCACCTTTCAAAGTGAAAAAGTCCTTAGTATCATTAAAGCGCACCTTGTAGTCTGCTTCTATAAGTCCCTTTTCTTGTAAGTATTCCAAGTTAAACGTTAGCTCTACCCTCTGTACATCTAAATAGCCCCCAGAGCTATCTTGTACTGTTTGTGCCTTGTTCTCCACAAGGGCTTCAATCTGTATAGAGTAAAAGAGTTTATCTGCTCTATCCTCTTGCCACCTGTCTAAACTATCTGTCCCTATATGGTATAAGATAGCTGTACGTGCAAATGTATCAGTAACCAGCCTAATAGCGTCCCTGATTTCTCTGTCTTCTTGTGGTGATAATAAACCTGCCATAACTACCTCCTTTCCGCTGGATAAGTACCACCGCAGCAACCACAGTCAGTAGATACTATTACTCGTGGGGTCGGTAGTGTGTGGTTCATCATTAATTCCACTGCCAAAGAGCAGTCATCACAAATGTCAATTAGACAGCCAATACTGTGCGCTTTTCTTATTGCTGACTTCTTATATAGCATTAGCAGTTTTTCGCCTGTTAAAACAAGCCCAGATGCCTTATTTATATCGAACTGCTCCCAAGTAACATTTACTGACCCTGCTTCAGCGTGTGAAAGGAACTTGTTACTGTTAGCAGTAATACCACTATTGCCGTCTGCTACTCCTGCAAGGTTAGCCATCATTTGCAGCATTATGATATATACAGCTACTATATCTGCAACTATTGCCCTCTGAATGATAGAGTAGAAGTCTTCGTTACCTACCCTGCTTGGTGCACCCTGTGGCAAGCCTCTATCAATCTGAAAGCAGATTTCTAACTCTGCCATAACCTCCAAAGTAAATTCTGATACTCTGTTTTTGTTCTTTGGTGTATCTAATAGAAACGGTAGCCTGTTCAGTACCATTTCGTAAATTGTCAAATCCTTGTTGTGATTATCTGCCATACTCTTTCTTATTAAAAGTAAAAGTCGCCATTAATTACTAACAGCGACTTCCACACAACTATAAAACCATTTTACACTTCCTACTCTTTTGCTGGTCGCCCCTTAGATTTCTCTGTAGGGTCAGCAGGCTTTTCGGTAGTAGAAGCCTCCGCAGTTTTCGGTTTTTCTGCTTCCTTAACTTCTTCGGGTTTTACAACCTCCAAAAGTCCGTGTTTGATAGCTGATAAAACTTTACCTGTTTCCTCTGCTTCTTTAACCTGCGTACCTGTTACGGTAACATCTTGGCTCGCATCGTGAAAGATAGTACTTCTATCTTTCAACCTGATAAATACTTTACTCATATTCTTCTACTTTTAGGTTATTACTTAATCAGTACAGTTTCTGAAGCTCTGATGTCCATAAAGTCTGGGAAGCCTTTCGCAGTAAATGCTTGGCTACCGTCAAGGATAACGAAAGCATCTGTAAAGAGTTTTGCAAAGCCTGTTTCTAAGGTAACATAAGTACCATTCAACTGACGTTCTGCAATACGCTCACTCTCTACTTGCAAAGCACTCGCATTAAGTTTGATTAATGCTGAACTCTTATCAATGAAACCTAACTTCTCACCGTCAGACGGCATTGCTCCGTGTACAAAGTATGATTGGGTCTGCGGTATCGGAGTTTGAATTTTCAAGTTAATGTCGTGTTTAGCATTAGCTGAATTTTGAGACCATTTGCGGAACTCGTCCATCATCAAAATCTTCAAGGCTGGTTCTTCATTAGAAAGCATACCTGATGGCTGTCTTCCTAAACGACCCATACGCAACCACAAGCGCAAAATATCAATGTACTGAATACCTTTGGTCGTATCAGCAACCCCAATAACAGGAGCAGCAAATCTACCTGTATTATCGTCCCCATTGATTAGCACGTCTATTGCCATTGTGTCAAGCCCTAAACCAAGTTTCACACCTGCGTCCTGTAAGTAGAGTGATAAGATGTTCAAAGGTACGTATTTTTGTACTTCATCTGAAACTTTCAAACCTGTACCAATCTTACGTAATCTTACGTCTTTCTCACCAAAAGAAACAGTACCAACAGGGATAGTCTCGGTTTCCCCTAAAATTTCAGGAGTAGCGTCAGACATATTGATTTGTGGCATTGTAACTTTTTTCTGTGTTACACTTTCCTCACCAGCAATTAAGTTCTGGTATATTGGATTTCTACGGAAGCCCAAACGAACTGCCTCACGTATGATTTCAGGACGTAACCAGCGGTAGCCCTCTTCAAAGTCTGGCATACTTGCAAGGTTCTCCATAGTGTGGAAAGCTGGATTTACACCTAATGCAGCATAAAAGCTGTCCAAACTACCGAAACCAAACTTGTCCTTTACATACTGTTCCATTGAAATATCAATGGCTCTGTTTACTTGGTCTCCCTTACGCAAAGCATTAACCTGACGTACTGCGTCTTTCATATCCAAAAGGATATTGGTCTTAATCTCCTTTGCTGAAAGTAGCCCCTCTTCTGTTTTTTCTACTGTGGGCATAGCACCATCATACTTGCTGATAGTAGCTTTTACTTTAGCCGCATTCTTATCGAAAGTATCTCTCATTTCTTAGTCTTTTTATACTGTTAATAAAATTATTCCTTAGTGAATACACGAAGCACACCTACACGAAACTCCTTGTTAGCCTCACCCTTTGAAAGAGCAATACCTGTTGCCATATCAGTTGCTTTCTTGTACTTACCTAATTTGCGACCAGCACTCTCTACTAAGTCTGTAAATAGTACTCGGTCTCCTACTGCGATAGCCTCACTTGCTACCCCTACAATATCAGCAACAAATTGTGTCGCTACTGTAGCACTCTCACCAGCCTTTGCTCCTACTGAAAGTACTCCAAAGGGAGAACCTGTACCAGCGTACTTAGAAACTGTGCCGTCTGTATTTAGCTTCACTACCGCACCTTGTGGTAGCTCCTCTTTTGCCTCGAAGCACAAATTGATAGCATAGCTTTCCTCAATTCGTACCACTCTCTTTGTTTGGCTTCCTAATCTGTTCATATTCTATAAATATTTAACCATTATTAAATTGTTGCTGCAAAGATATAAGTATTTATCGACTTACAAAATTTCTGCAAATATTTTAGCTTCCTATATTCATAGAGCTTTTCAAATACTTACTGCGAATATCTTCTGCACTGAACTCCACTTGCTCCTGTTTTTGTTTAGGCTCTTCACCACCTGAAAAAGAGGATTGGAATTTAAAATTGTGCGAACCACAATCAGCACACGTACCACTGAACTTCTCTGTAGCACCCTTAGTGTACTGTGCAAGTAATCCGTCTATAGCTTCGTCCTCTGCCTTATTGAACAAATCAATAACTGCTTGCTGAACGTTATCTACCCCCACTGTAGCTTTGTACAAGCGGATAGCTTCCTCTTTCTTAGCAGAGCGGTACTTCATACCTACTTCAGCATCTTTCTTCAAAGTCTGTGCTTCTGTGGTTAAAGTCTCTACCTGTTTAGTGAGCTCTGAAACTTTAGTACTCGCTTCTTTATACTCTGCTAACTTGGTAGCTTGTACAAATTGGTTCTCTTTCAAAAACTGCTCCAAATCTGTAGCATTCTCATCAGTAGCTTTCATCAGCTCTGTAACCTTAGTGATTAGCTCTTTCGCTTTCTCACTCTCTTCATCTTTCTTAGCCAGCTGTAATTCCTTTAAGTAGGAAATCAACTGCTCTTCGCTCGGCTTCTCGTCTGTTATGCCTAATTGCTTGCCGAATGTAGCAATAAATGCCTGAATAAATTTATCCATATTTACGAAATCGTTTTTGTTTTCTTTTTCATTGTATTTTGCAAGAGGTATTATCCCTTTATCCATCGCAAAACTAACAGTATATTTCTTGTTGGATTGTAGGAGTTCTTTCACCTCTTCCTTGCTTAACTCTCTGTCTGTAGCTCTTTTAGTTTTGTTATAGCCTGTCTTGCTATACTCATAAACGCTACCGTAATCTATATTCTTCAGCTCTCCGTTTTCTGTGATAGCTTTTGCGAATGGGTCTGCTCCTAACCATACTAAACTGCTTTCGTGGTAGTTTGTTATCTCTTTTACCACTCTTCGTATCATTTTGCCGTCTTTTCCTAACGTCCCTATGTTATCATAGAAATCCCATTCACTCTCGAACTCGTGGCTTTGCTCCCACTTAAACTCTACTGTTACGGAGTTACTGAATATACTCCCTAATAGCACACCTCTTGCAGTCTTTGGATTAGTCTTTGCGTCTATAGCAACCAAACCGTTTATACCTGCTGGTACTTTTATACCATTCTGCTCTTTTGATTTCTCCCAGCTAACTCCTCTTACTAACCCTATCCAATTGTCTAAGTCTGTCTCGTGGTCCTTGTACATTGGTTTACCTATGAGGAACTCCATACTCTTCTTCAGCATTTGCTCATCTGAAAAGTCTGTTGCTTTCCAAGTACCTGCTCCTACTGTAGTAGCTGAAAGTAATCTGAATGGTACTTCTATAAAGTCTTCTGGCTTTGGTACTATATCCTGTGCTTGTAGGTCTTTATAATACTTTGGGTCATTCATACTTCCCCACATACTCCCTAATGATATATCTCCTTGTACATTGTATTCCTTTCTTAGGCTCTCTATATCTCTATTCTTTATCGGTAGATTTATACCTACTGCTGAAAGGTCTACTTGGCTTGCCATTAGTTCTGCTTTACTGAAGCATAATCTTTCTGTGTATAGCTTTTTCTGTTTCATACTTTATACCTGTTTTTGCTTATATATTATTATATAATATATAGATTTTTTAGCCTCTGTTTTTCTGTTTAATTTAGCACCGCTACTACCGTATCTCTACAACCACAATGAAAAGGAGGGTAATGTATGCCTTTTGCTTGTAGCTCCTCTCCTGTTAAATCTTTCATATCTTCCACATTCTTAAATACTGATGTTATGAATGGACTGTCTAACGGTACGTACGCTGGGTCTGATACTACAAACTGCTCTACCTGTTTTACTGCTTTCGTTATTGAGAAACGTTTGTCTTGTAGGTTATGGCAGTAGTTACATTGTAGATTATCATTTACTCCCACTATCTTAAACTCTTCCACTAATGCCTGCTCCATATATTTCACCGCAGCCGTGTTTCTTAGTTTGTTTACCGTTGTATCTACTACTCTCCTTATCTTCCAATCCTCTCCCTGTAAAACAGTAGTAAATTCGTTTTGGAACTCTTTTATTGCCTCTCTGCTGTTTCCTATAGGAAGCTCATTGTTTAGATACTTTTCTTTGATGTAGGCTGCTATCTTCTTCCTCGTACTTGGGTCTGTTATGAATTTACCTAAATACAAATCATCTGAATTTTTGAAATATTCTATTGCCCTTATGTCCACCATATCAAAAGTGGCTTTCGGTAATTTAGTCTCCTTGTCTATCTCACCAAAGATTGATTTGTCCTTTCTGAAAAAGTTGTAGGCTACCTCAACAAACTTACTTATAGTCTTACTCTGTGGAACTTTGAAAGCCTCTTGCCAATTCGTGTATAAATGATAAAGAACTGTATCATATACCTGCTCATACGCTACCGCTTCCCCTAACTTAGATAAAGCCTTTGTTATCTCTGCTACTACCTTGCTTACCGCTTTCCCATAGTTCCTGTTAGAAGCACTAAAATACTGCTCTACAAAATAATCTATGTCCTTGCCCTTTGCAAAGCTATCTTTGTGGTGATGCTCGCAGCATTTGTCTTTCTCATCTCCGTAAGGAAATATTAGCTCCGAACCCATACAAAGCTCTCTGATTAATCGCTCGTTGCTCTCTGTAGTCTTAGGGTCTGTTGCATCTCCTGTATCTGATGTATCTTCCTTGTCCTCTGTTTTCTTCTTTTTAGGCTTGTTTTTAGCCTTATCTTTTTCATCAGGTTGTTCACCCTCACCCTCTTCATTATCGTTTAAATTTGGAACTAATTGGAGGTGTTTTTCTGGGTCTGCTGGTTGTTCATAACCTGCCTCTTGCGCATATTGGTATATGTCTATGATACCCTTGTTAAGTAATGTATCTAAATTAGCTAACTTCGTCTGTGTCGTTTGTTCCTCTCTTAGTTTATCCCCTACCATTGGAGGTTCAAAGATTACGTCCAAAGTCGTGATGTTATAACCAGCAAGCTGTAGGTCTGTGAGGAATACGCTCTCTAAATAGCTGGCTACTATCTTTTGATAGCTCGCAACCTGTGTGGTCATCTTTGCAAGTATTACCCTACCTAATGTTTCAGTAGTAGAAAAGTTTCTACCAAACATCAATGGGTCTTGTTTCAAACCAGCCATAGTCTTAACATCATTCATATCTGCAAGGTCTTTCGCTCCTTGTACGTTTGATGTTAGGTTGTGCATATTGAACTCGTGTACATCTTTATAACCTGCAACAAAGCCTCGTGCTAATCCCTTATCAATTTCAGGAATAACTTTATTCAAGTAATCCTGTGTCCTGTTATAGTAGTCTTCGGCTCTCTCATTAGGAAGCTGTTTTGGTCCGTTTACTAAAACTTCTAAGAAACCTAATGTCCCCAGCTTTTTAACCACGTATTTTAGGTTCTCTGCCATATCTCTCCCTATAGCTATATTCTCCAATGAAGAAAGGAAAGGAGGCACACCGTAAGGCTTTTCACTATATCTTCCTAATGCTATATACTTGTAGGTCGTGGTATTAAGTTTAATCATATTGTTGTCCACGTGTAACCCTACTGTATTCTTTAGCACTTGGTGAGGAGTGTATTCGTCTCTATCTGTATCATACTTAAATCGTATGTTAGCAGGTGAAACCAATATAGTCTTTTTCACTCCCGACAAATCTTCTAACACTACATTCTCTGCCGATAAAGCACCATAGATTGCTGTCTGTGCTAAAAGGTCTCCAATCATAGCTGTTAAACCACCTGAATAGGCATACCAATTTTTTGCCTTGCTCTTTATTCTTAGAAGCATTTCATTCTGTAGCTTATCAGGAACGCTATCGTCAAAGTATACTTGCCAATTGGTATTGCCCAGCTGTTTAACATTATCTACAGCATAAGAAAAATCTGCGTGATATTTAGCAAGGGTTTCAAGCCCTTGTAAAATGTTTATATTAAAATCAGGGTCAATGGTACTTAACTCTGAAAGTAAATTGCCTAATGTAGTATGGTCAGCCACTGTCTGACGACCACCCTTAATGGCAGAAAGGTCGGGGGCTTCCTCGCTGTTACGCTTGGCTGCCCTCGCCTCTTTTTGTTTAACTATTTCTTTAAATGTAACCAACTTTTTCTGCCGTTTTAAAAATTATTATTATTATTCCTCTGCTCCGATAATATCGGTAATCCTTAGCACTCTGAAATCTTTGCCCTTGTAACTCATTTCAGTCCCTGCATACTTGGAGAAAAGAACTTGCTCACCTACCGCAACCTTATCCTCTTCCACCTCGCACTTATCTATCTTCTTAGAGATAGCAAGCACCTTGCCAACCATAGCTTGCTCGTTCTTACTCGTGTTAGGTATAATGATACCACCAGCTGTTCGTTGCTCTGCGGTATCATTAACCACCTCAACCAGCAACCTGTCTGCTAATAATCTTACTTTTGGTCTGTCCATCTTTTACTTTATTTATTAATCTTTTACGTTGCAAAGATACGAAAACTTTTTATCATACGCACAAATTCTTAAGTAAAAAATTTGCGGCTACTTCCCAGCAGCCGCAAAATAATAACAAATAATTATTAATAAAAATATGTAGAAAACATTTATTAATTCTTCAGTTAGTTATTACGTTTAGTCCGTAATAATGTATGTTAAAAGAAACCTCTGATTTTAGGAAGTCAGGCAAGTCTATTACTCTCCTGACCTCGTGTGTTTCTTCGTTAGGAAAATCTTTCTCCGCCTCCTCTTTGGAAAGGTAGATACAAATCTTACCCCAATCTAATTCACCACTAAAACACACAAATCGAAATCCTTTGTTCTTCTGTAAGACTACCCACCACGTATCTTTTATTAGTACAGGATATTTCTTAGGTCTTCCCATTACTCTTCAATTACGTTGTAGCCATCGTCTAAAACACTGAACTCACTACCAAAAACAGGCTTACCACTTTCAGCACTCATAAAGCATTTAATCTTAATTGTGCGACACTTTCTCGGCATTCTGTAGTCGTCTGTTTTTGTGTATAAGTAGAAGTGAGAGTGTACGTCTACAATCAATTCAATTGTATTTAAATCGTCTGTATAAGTGTAGCCCCTAACTCTACCTTTGGTATATTCATCATATACTCTTGCTTTATAATCGCAGCCATCTCTTTCGCACATACTCTGTATGTAGGCTGCTATGATATTTGCACCACTTTCTTTGAAAGCTATAATCTTACCGTTTAACCAATCGCAGTATGCAATTAGGTCTTGTATATTTTCTAATTCTGATTTTTTCATTATAACTTCTATTTAATTTTGTGATAACGGTCATAATCCTCCCAATAGGTGTGTAAATCTACCCTTTCTACCTCCTCAAAAGGAATGCTAAACAAAGGCTCTCCTCGCCTCATAATACACTCAATCCCCATAAAAGTACTCAAAACAGGCTTTTGGTAAAAACCCTCTTCATTCTTAGTATATACTTTATAAGAACGCCAAAGATTAGCCTTTATAATTACTTTGTCCTCTTCTATGGAATACCCATATACAACAGCTACCTCGTATTTAATAGGTGTACTAAATCTCGGACTACCCACTTCGTTCTCACTCCTAAATCTCAAATACTTAGTAAAGTCATCTGGATTAAATTTAATTCTCGTTCCGATTAGTTGGTCGCAGTAATCAACCAAATCGTCCCACTCTTTTACTTCTTCTTTTCTCATTTTATTACTGATTTTAAAATTCGTCAATACCCACAAAGATAGCTCTATACACATAATCACCAAAAGGGTATTCTATTTTTATTACTTTGTCCATTAGGAACTCTACCCTCTGCTGTTCTGTCAGGTCTTTTTCAAACTGAAGCAACCTTTTCAAACAGTTATAAATTGTACTGTATAACCCAAAAACATCTGAAGTATACACTTCTCCGTCTCTGTATACAGATAACTCTAACATAAATACTGATTTTACCTCTTCCATACTTTTACTATTTTGTGATAACCGTAAAACTCTTTCAAATACTTTATACCACAAGCGTATGCCTCTCCAAAGAAACCGTCAAAGGTTTTATACATATACTTTTTAAGTACATCATCGAAAGGTATTTTCCAACCCTCCGCCTCCACTGCTGTCTCGAAAGGTGAGAACCTATTTACATCTTCTGTTATAAACCTCTTCTCATAGCTGCCTATCTTCTCACCATTGTTTAACTTCTTTCGGATAATACCAGCCATTGTAGTTCTGTATATCACCTCTACGTCTTTTATTACAAGTTCGTTAAGTGGAGCAATAGATATAGGCTCTAATATTTTATTCTCTACATTCATCTTTGTCTAATTCTTTAAGTTTATCACAAATAGTATGCAAAAGTAAAACCACAGACCGCAAACAGCACTCGTGTTCATTACCATCTTCTCTGTGCATTGTGAGCAGTATAACAGTCGTTGCACTAAATAACTGCACTATGTTTAAACGTAAAAAAGGATTTTCCTCTTTTATAGTAGCTCTTAAAAGCTCTTCAGCTGATATAGTTATAAAACTATGGGAATGAGGTGTCAAACTATGTAAGTCTTTGAGCTGTTTTTCAAACTCTAAAACTTTTTCCTTTGTGTTATCACCATTGTTTACTGATGACTTCAATTCATTGAGAGCATCTATTGCTCTACATACTTGTTTTTGATACTTTGTAATCATTTTATTTCTGTTTTTGTGGAGGGGATTTTACACCCCCTCCGTGTTAATTATTGAACAAACACATATAAATTACCTCCCGATACTATCTCTCCTTTGTGGTAATCTACTTTCTGATACTTCTCTGAAGTAGCCTTAACTAACTTGTACTGCTCATCTGTTAATTCAGACTTAACTGTTACCCATATTGCATCTTCAAAAGTACCTCTATCTAATTTTATAGATACTTTTCTACTGCTGAAACCTAAATCTTTAAGTTCATTTCTTAGACTTTCTACTATTTCTTGTGCGGTTTTCATTTTCTTACTGTTTTAAATTAATAATTATTTGTTTATCTCATTTTTACAGTACAAAGATATGAATAATTTTGATAACCACCAAATTTTTCCACAACTTTTTTCAATAAATTTTGTAATTTATAATTAGTCTAAATAAGAAAAGTAGAGAGTATGAAACCCTCTACTCTACGTCTACCTCTACTAAGGAAAATCTTAATTCAGAGCCCCAACCTAATTCAGCCCTAAAATTGAACCACAATTCAGGCAAGGTAGTTAATTTTCCATCTTCATCATATACTCCAATAATGCTCAAAGCAGTAGCGAAAATTTCAACTCTCCCTGATACCTCGTCTATAGTATCTTCCACAGTGAAAAGAAACTGCTCTTTCTCGTCTGCAAGAGTTAAATCACTATTCTTTAAAAACTCTGCTAAATCTTCATATTTAACAGCAATATCTGCGCCTTTTAGGTGCTCATTAATATTATGTGAAGCCCAAAGCTGTGCGTCTCTTTTAAACAATTTTCCGAAATCTGTAATTAATGTTTTCATTTTCTCACAATTTTTAAATAAAAAAAAATTAAAGCAGTTTAAAGACTTGCTTAGGTCTATTTTTATATATTTTACTCTGTAACTTTAACTACATTAAGGTCTACCATTTTAGTAAATCTTACAATACCATCCGATTTAATTTTAAAGTTACCTACACTCTCTAAACAATCTTCAACTATTTCATAGATTTTTTTAGAGTTTAAAAACCTAAATTTATCCCCTACGGTAAGATTTCTTAAAGAAACCTTACCACAATCTTTTTGCATTAATTTCTTTATATAAGAAATAAGCTCCTCTTTTTTAGGGTTTGCCCCAAGATTAACCCCAAAAGATTTAACTAAAGTTCTTAATTCATTATAAGACTTTGTTAGTACTGTTTCATTTAATTCTAAACTTTTCATTTTCTTACAATTTTTAAATTAATATTATTTGCTTTATTTTTACACTACAAAGGTACGAAAATTTTTTAAAATACCAAAATTTTTTGTAATTATTTTCAGTTAATTTTGAAATTTGGAATTAATCTAAATTATTTTTATTCTGAATTTCTACACTATATCTATGTATTAATTCATATAAACTTCGTGAAAAACCTGTATTTTACTTCCCTAAATTTTTCTTCAAAAACTTTTAGCTTTTTTTCATACCTATCACTATCTATAATGATACTGTTATTATTTTTCTTATAATCTCCAATATTAGTAACATAGTTAAATCTTTCATTAATATTGTTTAAAATATTATCATCACAAACATCTATAGAAACTCTATAATAATCTAATAAACTTTTACCATTAGATGACAAACTTATAGCATTATACTCTTCACAACTAAGTTGTTGCATACTATCTGTAATCGCTTCAATCGGTTTATTATGAACCTCTAACATATATCCACTATATAAACCTGATACCATAGATATATATAAAAAATCTAAAACTCTGCTACTATTACCAACTATATGAGATGGGTCAATAATCATAGGTATATCAGGATTTTTATTACAAAAATCTTTTACTATAGAAAATATAGGAACATTTCTGTATATATCTGATTTTGGATAAATGTTAAAACCTCTATGTATAGCGTATAAATCATTGGTCCCTTTTGCTCTAAACCTATCAAAACAACTTAACCACATAGATAAATCAGGATTTATGGGATTTTTTATAAAAACCTTACAATCCACCCCTTTTAATACTTCCGATAACTCGTTAATTATAAAAGAATTAGTAGAAGTCCTTGCACCTAACCAAAAAATATTTACCCCATATTTTAAACATAATTCTATATGTTTAGGCAAACCTACTTCAATCATAAAGGAAACTCCTAAATCATCAGAAATATTTTTTACCCATTGTAAACCTACTTCTCCCACACCCTCAAAAGTTCCAAAAGAGGTTCTTGGTTTCCAAATACCTCCTCTTATAATATCTGTCCTATTCTTTATGCTTCTAACAATATCATAAATCTGTCTCTCACTCTCTATAGAGCAAGGACCTCCAATTTTTATAAAATTACTCATATACAAATATATTTACTTATTACTATATCTACTCTTAACTTTTGTATAGCAATCATTACAGTAAAAATCTCTTCGTAATAAGTACTGATTTGCTAAAAACATATTAAACAAAGCCTCTGCGTGGCACGAGCCTTTATACACTTTATCAGAGTATAGCTGACTACGAGAATACACTCTTATACAGTCCTTTGTAAATCCTATTTCAAACCCTACAAAAGTTAAAAGCTCAAGAAGCCCTTGCCATCTCCCTATGTCTGTTTTATAACCATTAAGATAAGGTTCAGCCTCCAGCTTTCTAACATCTTCATTACAAAGCAAAGGGTCTAATAACATTAAACCCTTTGCAACTTTCAATAACTCTTCCATATCCTAAATTATTTACTACATTCTTCTGCCTCCTGTGTATTCATCGGCTCTTCTCTCCTGATTAGCCAATGCTGATATACTATAAAATCTTCGTGCGTATCATAAAAGCTGTTTTTCATTATGCGCACACTCCAGCCTAAAAATTTTGCAGCAGCCTCCATACTTTTGAAGTATAAAGTTTCTCTTGTTCTAAGGTTCTCTACTATTATAACCATATTAATACTGTTTTAAAAATTTACTAATCTAACTACCACCACTGATTGCAGGTAGGCTAAACCTTTTAGCCCTATAACCTTTGCGCACCCAATTCCAATATACTATTGCGTCCGCCCTGTTAGGTGATTTATTATTCATACGCTTTTTAATGTCCTCTTTGCTCTCTAAGGATATAGACCCACTATTGAAAGAAACTTTCGGGATACATAGCTCTTTAATAATTTCAAGCACCTGTTTCTTATTGCCCTCAATCTTTATGTTTATACGCTTGTTTCTGACATCTTCCCTGAACTCCCAATACATCTGACTTCTCAAAGTCTGAAACCTCCACATAGACTCTTCTTTCTTGTTTCCTGCTTCCCACCTATCAGTTGTAGGGATAGCCTCTTTCCATTGCCCTCCTTGCAAAGATTGAACCTCAATACCCCTATCAGCAAAAGCATTAACAGTTGCCACACCAACACCAACAGCATCTACCCCTATACAGTCTGTAGATATATCATAGTCGTATATAGTAGGAATATTATATGCGTGGTATCCCTCTGCTTTTAGGTCGTGCTCATTCATCAGCAAGTTATATGCAAGGTGAGTAGCATTCTCGCATTGGAACTCGTCCACCCTCATAAGATTATTACCCATACCCCAAGCTGTAGCTGCTTTGTCTCCTCCTGTGGAATTAGCAACGTCTACTCCTACAGCATTAAAGCTGCCTATCTCGTCCTCATAGTCGGTATTTATACACTGTTCTAACCATTCCCTCTTTATCAAACTATCAGAAGCCTGTGCAGGCGATATACCCCTAACCATCGCATTCCATATAGGGCTATTCTCACCATAGTTCTCTGTACGGCTGTTAATAGAGCTTTGAGTTACCGCCCCTGATATATGCTCTTTACCAAGCACTATATTCGGGTGGTCAAAAGCTGAAACACGCAAACTAAAACAGTCGGGCTGCATTGAAAATTGGTGCAAAGTATCAAACTCGTTGTCAGGGTTACCTACCGCTACTATATAGTTGGTGTTACCTGTTGAGGTGTTCTGAAATGCTGTAAGGATAGGCAAAGGTATACCTGTACACTCTTCTAAAATAATCAGCATTGATTTTCGGTGAAAACCCCTTGCCTTGTTGGAGCTCTCCTCATTAGCTGATACCCCTGTAGTAAAAGCAACTGCGTGCCAGCTCTCTGTCTGCATTCGCTCCTTTTGCTCCGCTGTTAAAGGTGTACCGTCAGGGTTGGTAGTTACAGTCTCCATTGCCAAACGTGTCTTCCACTTTGCCGCTTTTGGTCTTAGCTTCTTTATCTTTGGAAACAGCAAAGACAACTCCGCCCACAAGCCTAATTTTAGCTGTGCGTCTGACGGTGCTGAAGTAATCACCAAGCTATTATCAAAGCAATCCAAAAACCAAAAAACAAGCCTCGCAAGCCAATAAGTTTTACCTGTACCTGTTGCGCTCTCTATAGCTACATACTTGTTGTCGCTCGAACCTGTTAGCTGAAAAGTTTTATAAGAGTTACCTAAATACAGCCAAGCCTGTGCTAATGGGTCTCTATCTCCGTCCCACTCGTGTTCCTCATATAAAGGAGAAACATCTGACCAAACTACATTGCTTCTTGGTTCTCCTAATCTCTCTTCAAGCCATAGCAAAGGATTTCGCCTCCAATCCTCGAACTGTTTGCGCCTCGCTAACTCATAAAGAGCCTCTTTTTTCGTGTATGAATAGGTTTTCTCATACATTATACCTCCCTGTTAATTATAGCCATTAATTCTTCTGTAGTCTTACTTTCTAAATCGTTTTTCTCTAATGCTACAGTAGTATTAACAGAATTATATTGCTCAATATACCCTCTATGTTTACCTTTGGTTCTTAGATAAAAAATTATAGAATTTTCTTTCCCATCTCTTATATTTTTCATTAAACTACTTTCCACAAAATCTATAACAACCTCAATAACATCTTCACAGCTTTTCTTAAATTTTTCATCTTTTCCTATCCAAGCATAATAAGTACTTCTATCAATACCAACAAGTTTTGTAGATGCACTTATATTACCTAAATTCTCCTCTAAAACACTAATAAAAATTTTTTTCTTTTCTTTTAATGATAATGTTTTAAAGTTGTCTCTAAATGCTTTTAGTTTTTCTGCTTTATCCATATTATTTTTATTTAAAGTATTAAACCTATCCTCTTATAATTATCATATTTAAGACTAAACAAACTAACAGCCCTCTCACACAAATCTTCAAATACTCTACCATCATATTTCAAGCCAAATTCAAACCTGACCGCCTCTAATAACTCTTCTTTATCTATATGATATTTTGGATTTCTTATAACACAATGTATATATTTACCAGAAGTACCTGCATACTCTACAGTATTACCATCAACCTCAAACACACTTAAAACCTCTCCTAAAGTATGTAATTTCTGCATTTTTACTTTATAATTATTTGATATTATAGTATTATCCCCATATTCTTTTAATACCATAGTGTTTCTAAAACTACCCTCTTTCTCTTTATGTATAGAACCATTCCTAACAGAAAAAGCTAAGGCTTTTGACCCACAAGACAAGAACTTTAATAAAATCTCTATTTTAACCCTATCACTATAAAATGGAACAGAATTTAAAACCGCATTAGCTCTAACTAATGGGAATATGCTATCTCTTTTATATTCATCTAAAAATTTATTTATAGAATTATAAGTCTCCCTCATAGAAAATTTACCAACAACACCAGCAGTTGCGAAAGGCTCAAATAAAACAACATCTACCTTTTTATAAAAACGATGTGTTACTGTTTGCTTTCCATTACCACTACCGAAATCTAAAATTCTATTATACTCTTCTTTTAGTCTATTATGTAAAAAGGATAAACTTATTGTTTTTTTTATACCGAACAATAAGTTTAAAAATACCTTACTTTCACACCACTCAATATAATGTCTTCTCTGCTCTGTTCTTATAACATCTTCTTTTCCTTTTAAACTATATGAAGCTGATATTAATCTAAACAAATTATCAGGAACTCCTTTTACCCTTACACAGGGAATATAATTAAACTTATCTTTATATAATGTATATCTGCCTACTCCGTTAATAATATTATTATTATCATCTATAACTATAGGAATAATAGCACCTTTAGTTAACTTATATAAACTCCTCGAATTATTAAATAATGTACCTAAACTAATATCTTTACATTTAATATCAGTTACTTTCAAGTACTCAATATCATCTAATGGCTGCATTAAATTTTCTTTATCGGGCAACTTATTAAGTTCACTATATAAATTATTTATCAGATTATTTTTTTCTTCCTCACTATATACTACATCTATATTTCCAATCTCCTGAAGTTCCCTATTAAATATAACGTTTATAGCATTAAGTCTACTTCTATCATAATTACTGGTATCAATAACATAGCAATAAATATATTCAGCCCCTAATTTTTTCAATATACGAGTTCTTTGATGCCCTGATAATAACATACCCTTTTTATTAATAAATAAAGGGGATAAAAGACCTAATTTCTTTAAAGAAAGCATAAGCAAATCTTGTTCATTATTAGTTATCTTTCTTGTGTTATTATCATCACCTATTATACTGTCAATATTAATTTTTTTCAATGAAAACATATAACCTATCCGTTTCTACTAAAGTATATAAATTGTACTCAAATAAATTACTCTGTAATAAATCTAAAAAATACTCCTCATTTAATGGTATAGAATAAAGAGTATTAAAAAAAGAATAATTAAAACGCTTTCTATTAAATGTTATACAGACTCTCTGTATTCTTTCAATAGAAAAAATCTTTTTTATATAAGAAAAATTCTTAACTGATTTCCCTATTATAAATAAAGTATCTATATAATCATTACTCCTTAAAAAAGTATAAATAGCATTAATAGTTGAAAAATAAGGTTTATCACTATTAGAGCTAAATACTCTTTCAGCCTCCATTAATTTAGTTTCTTTGGATACCGAAAGCAATACACCCTCCTCTGAAAAGTCTACTAATAAACAGTTTTTAATATCCCTCCTACTTATTATATTCATAACCTTTAAAATATTTAATACTGTTTCTATCACAGAAGTCAGACACAGTATCTACCTCATCTAAAATTAATAATACTTTACTCTTATCTACAACACTACTCTTTTTAACTAATTCAGCTTTCCCTAAATCAAAAGAAGTAGTTACTGTAGAAAAGGCATCTAATAAACCATCTATGCCTAAAATAGATATATTGAAAGTATCATCACTATCCATTATACTTTTAATAGTATCTACAAGAAACTCATTATCATAATGACCTGTACGTGATGATTGGTTATCATAAAGTCTAAACTTACTCTTATCAACTTCAGATAAATCCAATAACTGTATCACCTCTATTGTAGCATACTCTTCCATAGATTTCATAACCTCATACCTACCGTGCCCAGCAAGTATAACAAAATTCTCATCTACAACAATAGGACTGATGTAACCAACTGTCTCAAGTGATTTTCTTATTAAATTTAAATTCTCGTTCGTATGAACTTTTTCATTTTTACTATAAGGTCTTATATCTTTTATATTAACCTTTACAAGTTTTTTCACTGCCATTTTTTTATTTTATTGCTATTATTCCTACAAAATTATACCTCCTCCAAAAAATTTCATATCTACTAAAACCAACTCTATTAAGAATTGAAAAATTGTCTTCTAATGTAAGTGATTTCATAATCTTTCTAAGACTTCTTTCTTTATCCAAAATTTCTGTATCGGTAAATTTTTCTCTTTTTCTATCATAATATATAAAAGACAAAATATCCTGAAATTTTGGGTTATTAGATAATATCTTCTCACACCATAAAAAACATCCCCCTACCTGTAATGATTTATAAACCCTATCTATAATAGTCGTCCTATCTCGTTCAGATAAAAACTGCATAGTAAATAATGATGTTATAAAAGTTGCCTCACTAAAATTATCAATTGTCATCAAATCTCTTTTAATTAACTGATAATTACCTGAAGAAGTGAAATCCTTACTAAAATTATCCTCTTTATCTATACCAACAAAAAAAGATTTAGGGTGTCTTACAGATAACCTTTTAATAAGGCTACCTGTAGAACAACCTAAATCATACGATTTCATACCATCTTCAACAAAGTAATCAGATATTTTCAAAACATCTTCTACTAAATCTGAATACCCTGCAATACTATTATTTATATGCTGGTCGAAATTATTTACTGTTTGGAAAGAAAACTCTGCCACGTTTACACTCTTTTAAAAAGTTATCTCTTGTCCATACATTAACAAGACCTAATTCTTTATAACTTCTATGAGTATTGGCATTGCTTTCTACAGCTATAATATAATCCAAATCATACCCATCATCTAAAAGAGATTTTAAATAATCTTTTTTAAATTCGTGCACAGGTTTATATTTTAGATTATCAGGTTTAAAAATGTGTTTATCCAATCTTAAATCTGTTTCAGAAGAAATTTTTATAAGTGTTTCTTCTTCATACTTCTTAGGTCTTGCTGTTACTATTCTTATACTAACATCTTCCCCTAAGTTATTCAAAGCCTCAACAAGTTCTTTGCTATACTCATCCTTAGATACATCGTATACCCAAGTTTTTATATTAAGCCCTGTTTTAATAGCAAGAGTGCTATTTAAATCTAATAATACAATTTTTTCTTTTTTCATTTCTCAAATCACGTTTTTAGATTAATATTTATTTTCTACCTCCTACATATAGGTAAGGAGCAACCAAATTTTTCTTCTCAAATCTCCTGAAGCTCTTCGCTTCAAAATCATAATAGTTTATGAAATCACCTGCTGCACTTTCGCTCTTCTCTTTAGGTCTGAATGGTCTCATACAAGTTTCAAGCAAATCGCAGTTATGTTGCAAAGCCTCCTTATCAAGTCCTAAATGAAACATTCGTTTCATACTATCTAAGTTGTGCTCTACTGCATTAATAAGGTTATCGATTGCCTCCTCGTTAATGTGCTTTGGAATGTAAGAAGCACACCTTGTACCAATCGCTGTGCGGACACTACCATCTTTTTTCTTGTAGGAAAACTCGACTATTTTTTCGTTCATCTCCTGAACCAGCCTATCTTCGTAAGACTGCATTTCGTTGTTTTCTGTACTCATTGTTTTATAGTTTGTTATTAATTACAATGCAAAGGTACAATAAATTTTTTAAAGTACCAAATTTTTACCTTATTATTTTTGAATAATATTATTTATTTCGTTATAGTGAAGCAACTCTTTTGTCAGGAAAAACCTCTCCAACAGTGTTAAGTTATCTATCTTGTCAAGCTCTTCTTTTTTGCTCTCTATGTAAGAAACTATAAACCTGTCCATATCCCCAAACCTTAAAGAGCTCACACCCTCTTTTCGTGCCTCCTCTTTCATATCTTTCAGGATAATGAGGTAATCAAATACTTTATTATACAAATCTTCATACCTGATTAAATCATTCTTAGATATTACAAATAACTTGCCTTTGAATGTATGAGGTGGCTGGCTCATACCTCTTACCTCACTAATCAGTAAAACAACTTTTATGCTGTCTTTTTCCTCATCTAAGAAGCTCAAATTATACGAGTATCCCTGACCATACTTTCTTATCAAAGAACGCAAATTTTCAGCCTCTTTTTTACCTTTTCCATTCTTACACTCTACTTCTAATGTAGAGAGAAACCTGCACGCTAAACTGCAATTTTCTCGCAGCTCTTCTAAAAAATTTACTCTTCGTCTCATTGCTCACTTATTACTTTGTATGGTATATTAGGCTCATATCTCCAATATTTACTGAAAATGATAACAACCTTATTTATAGGCTCATCAGGCTTTTCTTTGTAGTAGAAGCTCTCGGTCTGCAGTTCTAAATGTAAATCACCGCTGCTATCTTTTTTCACCCTCTTACATATACCGCAGCTCGGTACTTCTCCGTTTACGAAATTTTCTATTCCGTTCCCTTTATGGTGAAAGTCCACAAACTTATCCCATTTTAGAACAAGCTCTGCCTCTGCCATTGTTGCAAGGGTCATAAATACTGAACTGTCTACCAAACTCTCCCCTACTAAATCATTAGTGGAAAGCATAGGAAATATTTCCTCTTTTAGCTCTCTGTACGTTTTAAAGTCAAATTCTTTTGGTATCATACTTTTAATAATTTTCTGTTATTATAAATGAAGTCCCAGCACTTCTCTCGGTCCCAATCTATGGCTACTTTGCGCTCCTGTTTAGCAATAAATCTCTCTTCAGCTAACTTTGCCTTATTGAACAACGAAACGATATTTTCATCTGTGTCAAGTGGTACGTGCTCCATTTCAGAGCATAAACATATAGCCCCAACGTAGGCACTTATGGCATTCATATCTGTACCTGTAAAATTATCAGGAAGCACCTTAAAAAGCCTCTTTGTAGCCTCCTGCATTTGGCTCATAAAATCGAATGGTTTCATAGTATATCTTCGTTTAACATATATTCGTTAATTACCCACTTATACAGACTATCCTGCATATCTTTCTCAAACTCTTGTACAGTAAATTTCTTGCCTCTATCTTCAGTGGTTTTCGACTTTAAAGCAGTAGTTAAAATATCTACTAACTGCCCACCAAAGTAGTATATATTTACGTGTCCAATAGACCTCCATACCCCTTTCATTATTTGTACCTTACCCACTGTAATTACATCTTTCCCCTCTTTTATGACTTCAGATATAATTTCATCACAGAGCTTCTTTACTGCTTGTTTATCCCCACTGAAAGCTGTATCCTGTAACTGACCTAACTTTCTATCATAATAATCTACCATAACTAAACTACTAACTTTGTTATAAACATATTTATCCTTTACTCTTTCAAGAGGAAGAAACAGATTATTTAAAGGCTTAATAACACCTGTACCATTATGATAGTAATCATATAAAATTATGTCAAGGATATATAACTCTACATATAGAGCACCATTTATACCCTCTGTAAAACCTGTTATTTCTGCTCTAAACTCTTCAAGACTGCAACTTAATTTTAAATCTTTACGACTATCTTTAAAAGATTGGAAGTTAATCTTAACTATCTTTCCTTTGTATACTCTATTAAGTAATATTAAAATCGGAGTACACATATTATTTTCTGATACTTTAAATTCCATAACTAAACAGCTAACTGTATTTTATCACAAACGTACTTGTTTCCTACTTTTTCCAAAGGAAACAACCAATCTTTAATAGGTTTTTTCAACCATACCCCAGCCTCGTAATCTTCTTCGTTATCTGTATACCAAAGGCGACTTATTACTTCTACCTTTACAAAGAACTCACCAGCCTCATTGCCTGTGAAGCCTACTATCTCTGCCTCGAACTCGTCAAAGTCGTAATCTTTCAACTTTAACATTTGCATACTTTTTTTGAAAGATTGGAAGTTAATCTTAACTATCTTTCCTTTGTACAAATTATCTAATCCTATTAAGATTAACTCACATACACTGCTTTCTAATAATCTTCTTTCCATTTTATTTCTGTTTTTGTGGAGGGGGTTGTACCCCCTCCGTTTATTACTGATTTAATGTTTCAAAAGTGTTTAGAATTTCCTCCTCCAAATATGGAACTAACCTTTCAGTAGTTACTGACCAATAATTTGTTTTACACACGTGGAGGTATTTTATGATTACATTCCTTGCAAGCTCTTTTAACTCTGTACCGAGTTGGTAATCGGAATTTCTTGCGACCATTAGCTGCACGTCCAAATCTGATACTCTCAATGGTAGGAAGTAAGTATCTCTACCTGTTAAAATCTCTTTACTCAAAAGATTTGCTAATTCCTTTAAATGCTCTTTGGATAGCTTTTTAGCACCTTTTAAGTCTTCTTTAATCATATTATAGGCTTCACTCATTGTTAAACCTACTCTCTCAAATTCGTTCATTTTCTTGGTATTTTTAAATTAATAATTATTTGTTTATCTCATTTTTACAGTACAAAGATAAGGCAAATTTTTAAAACTACCAAATTTTTTACTAACTTTTTTCACTTATTTTTGTAATGTATAATAGTAAAAAAAAAGCAGTTTAAAGACTTGCTTAGGTCTCTTTGTTTTACCAAGCCCAGAAAGAGTAGTCGTGCGCAAACCCTATCTTTTGAGCTCTACCATTAGAATTGAAAATTACGTTCTTTACAAACTTAACTTTCTTATCCTCGTAACAGTTGTAAATCTCTGTTAGCTCTTTTCTCGCTTTTCTCTTTAAAGCTGCTGTCCATTTTTGTACTTCTAATTTCATTTTATTACTTATTTAATGATTAATATTTATCTCATTTTTACAGTACAAAGATAAGACAAATTTTTAAAACTACCAAATTTTTTGATAACTTTTTTCATTAAATTTTGTAATTTAGAAATATTCTAAATACAGCTACTGAACACTGAACTTATTCCACATTCTTTTTGCGTTCCATTCCAATATACTGTCGGGTGCTCCCTCATCATCATTTATTGGTAGTGAGGAAAGGTTGTACAGCTCTATACCTGTCTCTTCGTGAAGCCATAACTTCGCCTTTGTGTAGGTGATAAACTTTTTAGCATTCCCCAGCTGTATTAGTTCCTCAATCTGCTTCCTAACTTTCAAAGGAACTTTCGCACTAATTGGAGCGCACACACCACTCTTACAAGGTAACTGTAGGTCCTCATTAAATTCAGGCTTTATTAGCCGTATTTCTACTAATATAGAAGCCATAAGGTGGTCATTAAACCTACGGTCTTTTGGCTTGTTAAAAAAGTCCCTAACTGATTGCCATTTATCCAAGTTCGTCATAGTCTATTAGTTTTACCACGTGTGCCGTGTAATTACAAAATATTATCTCTTCAAGCACGTATTTGCTCTCTACCTCTAATATAAACTCTCGTACTAACTCTACATAGTATAAGTCTATACCACCATCTTCCATTCTCTCCCTGTTTTTCTTAAAGAAGCTCGGAGCTACACAGTCGTCCAAATCCCACCATTTTAAACTCATACAGCGGTATCCCATAAAGTCTTCAAGCAGCTCTCTGAAAGTCCTCTTTACGAAAGGAGCACGCTCCTGCAAGTCTTCATCATATAGATAGTACACCAGCTGTAATTCCTCCAATTCAGTGTATGTAAATTGATTTTTTGCCTTAAAGAAATCTAACTCCTCCCCTGTCTCTGTAGGCTTTACTTTTGCTTTACCTACATACAGTATCTTAGCTTCATCATCAAAGAGAAAGTTAAGGATTTCGGGGCTTATACTACGATAAAGCCCCTCTACTCCTGTGTACTCTATAATATAACTCGGAACGTCTTTTTTCTGCATAAGAAACAGTGATTTTCTTATGAGTTCCTCTTGTGCAATTCTCTTATTCATCACTCAATTTTGGATAACTATTAGACTTTGCAAAAGCCTCAATTATATGCAAACGCTCTGAAAGAGTATAGTCGTCCCACTTATTTAGCTCTTCCTCTTTCTCTTCCAATATGGTCTGTATGAACTCACGAACCAATTCAGGCTTGTTCAGGCGGTTACTGCAAGCTGGTGCTTTCTCTTTCATATAGTCGATAATCTGTAGGTACTTAAACATATCTACATACCACTTGTTGTATTCCTGTAGGTCCCACTTTCTGAAAAGAAAAGTGTTATATAAGTAGTATTCTCTTTCACCACCATACTCTTTAGACCCCAGCACGTACATATTTACCTCTACATACCCTGCTTTTTTAACTTGGAAATCTTGGTCGCAATCATTAACAATCAGCTGAAATTTTCGTCCAAAGCATTCCTGTCTCATAACAGACTTAAAGCTGTTATATTTCGTTTCCCCTCTCTCAAAGGGTATATCTGCTAACAGTAAGAATACTTTTGCCATATAGTTGTTGGCGCACAAGTCGTTTACTAAATTGATGTCTGCTTTTTTCATCTTGTTCTTTTTATTTGTGAATTGTTAAACACTTCCGCTGCATCTGCTTTTATCTCATAAGATAACCTCTTTGCAAGCATAAACCTTACTCCGTCATCTAATGTTTTAAAAGTTACTTGTTTAGTACCACTATCGTACCTAAATACCCATTCAGGCTCTCTGTAGGAAAATTTGCCTGTGAAGTTTAAAGGCTGTTTTACACCCTCTTGGTCAGGATATATTATATACCCCTCATAGTGCTGGTAGTTCCAATTTGTATCTACCTCAAAAAGCACCACTGAATACGTTTTGTCTTTATAAGTGAAATCTAAATACATAATCTTTTACTTTTTATCTTCTTCAATAATGTTAAATGGTACTTCTGCGTGCCATACCTTACTTGTACAAGTCATTCTGAAAGTGTCGCTATCTATATGCTCTAAACCATCTTCACCGTCTCTGGCTGATTTAATATAGAGGTCAGGATAGTCATACTTTACCTCAATCTGAAAGCCTCTCTCATACTCGCAAAACTTTACCCTTGTTACCTGCCCTGTGATGTATTCAGGGTAATATCTTTCGTCCTCTTTGTACATTCTGAAATAACCACTGTTATTGTACAAGTTCTCCAGACACTCAAACTTAATTTCTATTTTCTTGCCCAAAAGAAGAGCAGAAAGTCCGTGCAACGTTACACTATTGTCGCTTAAAATAAATTCTGTAATCATTTTATTCAGTGCTTAAATTAATACAAATTAGACGCACTATAAAAATGTAAATCACCCTCTTTACATTTTACTATATTTAGTGCATATTTCTTACCAAATTCTGACATTCTATAAAACCTATCTACTAATAAAGTAAATATAGTTTCTCCAGATGTAGTAATTCTCCGCTTCACTACTATTCCCTTAGTAGGGTATGATAGGATTGAATATTTTCCTACACTATTTTTAGCATCCATAAATTCTTCTATTTCCCTCTCATCAAAATATACAAGAGAACCATCCTTTACTTGTGTTAATTCTAAACTTTTCATTTTCTTACAATTTTTAAATTAATATTATTTGCTTTATTTTTACACTACAAAGGTACGAAAATTTTTTAAAATACCAAAATTTTTTGTAATTATTTTCAGTTAATTTTGAAATTTAGAATTAATCTAAATTAATAACTTGGAAGTTTATACACTTTTGTCAGCAACTCTTGTACAGGAGTATATAACAGAGAGCCATTATTCTGTATAGTCTCATACCCTGACCCTTTCTCATCAAAATACTTCATCACCTCACTATACCCCTCTGTACACTCTTTATCCGTCCTCTCTACTTTGATAGCAGTAAAACTACCCTGCTTTTGTAGCATATCAAGCTCGGATATAAACCGTAGGTCATCAATGATTGCGTAATAATCGTGCTTCATTCTCTCCACCCAAAAAGTGCTGAAATCTTTGATACGCTCCAATGTTACCCTCGCCCAAAAATCTTCACTATAAACCTGTTTTAATCCCTCTCCAAGTGATATTAATGCCTCTCTCGGAGTTGTGAAAGGAAGCCAATCACCAAAGGGGTATTTTTCGTCCTTAAACTCGTGTTTACTTAATTCTTTGTAGGGCATTGTAAAAAGTCGTGAGGCTGTATCTCTTAAAACTTCTGCAAAAGAATGTATACCACAACTCTGCTGCACACTTGGATATTTTAGCCTATTCTGTATGTAATCAGCAACTGTACTTTTACCTGCACCATTATAGCCAAACAGAGCTATATAGTGCACCTGTGCTTTTCTGCCTGTTCTATGCTTTGCCATAACTTATTTAATTAATCGTTTACGTAAAAGACTTGTAGCAAGCCTGAACTTTGTTGCAAATGTTTTTTCGGTTATCTCTCTGTAACCTAATTCAAGCTCTTCGTCTGTTAGTGATTGGTTGTAAAACATACTGCCACCCTCATCAATTTCGATTTTAACTCCTACATTACGCCCTTGTACGCTGCATACTTCGGCAGCAAAATAGGTATCAAAATTTATTTTCTTGTAATATTTCATATTTAAGTTATTTTAAACAAGGGTGGTGCTTGCCACCCTTGTAAGTTAATACTAATCTTCTTTTACTTCTTTAAGTTCTATTACATTTGTAATATTTTTAAGTGCTGTAGCTATCTTGTCTTTCTCTGTTATGAAAAAAGTAACATCAACAAGGCTGCACTCCCTCACCAATATTTCAGAGACTAATACAGTAGTTACTGCTTCTGGAAAATCTTTATTTAAGCCTTTAATAGGCACAACTAATTCTCCTTTACCTCCTACTTCCATATAATCAGCATACCACTGAACTACTGTACCATTAAACCTCGATAGATAAGGTGCTTTACTATTTATCACACCCTCAAATACTGTTAGCTTCATCTTATCAACTTTAATTTGTGGAGGGGGATTTTACACCCCCTCCGTGTTATTTAATCTTTATATAGTGAATAATCTATATTTGCTTTCCATCCGTTATTTTCATCTAATCGGATAACCATATCTTCGATTACTGTATCATACCCATCTACATTCGCATAATAAGGTTTGCCAAACTCTACATATAATCTTACTTGGTAAAAGCCATTAACAAGCTCGCTATCTACATATATTACTCTACCTCTGTAACAGAAGTTTGTGTTTGTACCTACGTTTTTAGCACGATTTAAAAAAATCTTTCTTTTTGAAAGGAACTCTTCCAACTCTTCTGTTTGGAAATCTATAAATTTACCTAAGTATTTGCTGCTTACTGAAGCCTCTACTTGTTTAGTGATTTCCGCTCTTGAATACTCGCTTAAAATGTTTGTTTCTTGTGATTTCATTTTCTTACAATTTTTAAATTAATATTATTTGCTTTATTTTTACACTACAAAGGTACGAAAATTTTTTAAAATACCAAAATTTTTTGTAATTATTTTCAGTTAATTTTGAAATTTAGAATTAATCTAAATACAGCTACTGTAATGAAAAAGAGGGTGGCACAAGTAATACCCATACCGCCCTACGTAGTAATAAAATGAAATATTAAAAAATTTAACTTAAACACTTACGTTACGATAAACAACCGCTCTGACGGTCGTGTGAAAGCTGTGTACTTTATGCGGTTGCGTTCAAGTGTTTTTCTGTTAGCACTTATATCTTCTTCAAGCACGAACGCATTTACAAACGTACTTCCCTGCGCCTTATGGACGGTTATGCAGTAATTATAATTCACGTCTGCAAAGCACCTCACCATATTGAAGTAATCCCTCCACTTGCTTGCAGCCTCCCAGCTTCCTTTTTTCTCTGCTAATGCCTGTTCTTTGAAGTATGAAAGAAGTGTATCGAAATCCTCCTGACTGCTTTCGTGTATAATACGAATGGTATTAGTACCAGACTTGTACGGATTTCTAACAACCACGCTGTAATAGTTCAGCTCTACACCCTTGTACGAACTCTTCTGAATGGAGTAGCTCTCTACCGTTAATTCGTCATTCGTAGTGTATAAAACAATCTCCGAATATTCGTCTAATATAGGCTGATTTACTACCAGCTTTTCCCCTATACAAATCTTTGGTATATCCTTTCCGTAAATCATCTTACGAATGCGTGCATTCATATTATTTACAGTAGCATTGCGCCAAGCTAACACCTTTACAAAATCTGCATTTTCTTTAAAGCTATCACTATTGTACAAATGATTAAGCAGATAAATAAACTCTTTCTTTTTTTCATAATCTAAAAAATATACACCTTTCAGCGTTTCAGGATTGTACTCATCGCTGCGGTCTGTTATAACCTCTTTTTTGTCAATATTATTCCGAACCTCAATCGTACGTTTTATAATAGGGTTATCCTTACCCTGCCGTACGACCTCTGTAAGCTCTACAAAGCCTATGCCTATCTCCTCCCTCATATCCTCGCTCATAGGAATACAATCGGTCTTGTTCACAGGTGGTACTTGCATAGGGTCGCCCACAAATAGAATTTTGAAGCCGTGTTGCTCTGCATATTCAAACAGACCAGCAGTTAGATTACTACCTATCAAAAGCTCATCAGCAATCATACTCGCTTCATCTATCACGATTAACTTGTACTCACCAGCTCTACAGCTCTCACGGCTATTCTGCACAAATAACTGCCTGCCATATCCGTCTATCTGCTCCGTTAGTCCCAGCAAGCTATGTAAAGTACAGTAATCTAAACGAGCATCAGAATACTCTGCCATACGCTGCATAACCTTAACAGCTTTATTGGTTGGGGCAGTCATTGCAACCCTCTGCTTCCTCGTGAATAAAAACCACTCTACAAACATTGTTAGGGTATAGGTTTTACCTGTACCTGCATACCCCTGTAAAAGCATAAAATGCTCATTCGGGTCTTCTACAAACTGTTGCAAACGGCTGTAGGCATTAAACTGCTGTTCGGTTAGATTGCTAACCGTAGGGCTGCCTACAAATCTTTTATTAGTGGAGAGGTTGGACATCTCTGCCCTCACCTCTCCAAGTTTAACATATAGACTTTCCATACTAATATACCCCACTATAGTTTTCGACTAACTTACACAATTCATACAGAGAGCTGTTATGGGTATCGAACTCGTCCTCAAAAAAGATGTTCACACCGTCATACAGAAAATCTCTCTTACCAGCAAGCAGTGTACGCATATTGCCTATGAGTACCCTCATTTCCTCTGTAGGTAGCTGCAATAAATTTTCCACCAATCCGTAGCAACCATCAAATACCTCGTGCAACCTCTTTACATCCTCCTTTTGGGTATCATTAAGAAGTTCGGGATTATCCTCCAAAGCTGAAAGAGCTATATCCATTTTCTTAGATAAAGTTTCAGCTTTCATTATATCATAATTGTCAGCTATGATACTCAAATCTGTCCAAAAGCAATCGCTACCTGTATAAGCCTCTGCCATATCATTGGCTATCCACTCCATCTCCTGCTCTGTCGGAGTTCCTATATACTGCATAGACCTTAAATCATCTACACAAACAGAAGTTATATCGTACTCCTGCAAACTGTCTCGCATTATCTTTAAAGCATACTGTATATCGTTACGCTCTAATGCCTCAATCACGTCTTTTTTCGTACTGTGTATCATTTTATTCAGTGTTTAAATTAATTTACTATTCTAAAAAATCTGGGACATCACCATTATATGTACCATCTTTCTGTTCTTTAAATGTAAGAACGTATATACTACTTACATTCTTTTCCTCCAATTCAGGAAAGTACACCTCTGCATAAACCTCTGAACAAGCAAACCAAGTAGCTGCTCTACTTATTATAGCATAAGTAGGAAGCCCAGCTTCAATCTCTTCTTTTGTCCTAACAGTTGTGTTTAAGAAATCTTTTACCTCATCTTCTGTAAAATTTAGTGTTTTGCCTTGTAGCTTTAAGTAATGCTCTAAGCACTCTTCTTTGCTTTTAAATACCTGTGTTTTCATCGTATTTTATTTTTGTTATTTGTTTTATTTTATGGTGCAAAGATAAGGCAAATTTTTAAAAGTACCAAATTTTTTACTAATTATTTTTGATTTATTTTTAAATTTAGAATAATTCTAAATAAAAGGGGCTAACTACTTTAGCCCCTGCTTTGATGATAAAATTAAAATAAATACTGCAAGCAACCACCACCAGCCTGACCTACCAAGCTCAAAAACTGCACGGTAAAAGCACCACACCGTTACGATGGTAGTTGCGCCCCTATGAAACCAATAAGCTATATTTTCTTTCATTACTCTAATGTATTTACGTAATCTATAATTGCCTTTTTGCTGAGGTGGTCTGCCTCTCTGTTTTCCTCACGAGGTATCCACTCTAACCTTACAATGCTATCCTGTATCTCTATGAGCAGCTTTTTACAACTGTCGTGCAAATCTTTCAAATGCTCCTGTTTTAGCCTCCAAATTCCTTTCATCTGATTAATAACTAACATACTGTCCATATAAACAGAAATCCTGCAATTTTTGTACGTTTCTATCAGTTTTTTGCACTGATGTAATCCGAGCTCTAAACCAGCCCATTCAGCTATGTTATTAGTACCGTTCGTTCCATACATTTCGGATATGCTCCAATCCTCTCTGTACTCACCATTGATAAACACCGCAACCCCTAAACCCATAAACCTGAATATACTGTTATTGTCGCAAGCTGCATCAGTCTTAACCACTATTATATCCATACTAAAAAATATGCTCGTAACTTCTACGGATAACCGTATCTACCTTGTTAGAAAGCTCCTGTATATATGTACTACTTCTTATAGACTGTATGGCAAATGCGTCATTCGTTAGCTTTACACAGTTATCCAACATTCTTTCTGCAAGTACTTTCATCTCTACCCCCATTTTAGAAGTAACTTCTAATTCATCAAGTGTATCAATCATTAGGTCGCAAAGCACTATAATTTTATGCGATAGCTGTGCCTGCCTCTTTGGGGTTAATTTCTTGTTGGTTTTCATTTTAATACTTGTATTTAGATTAAAATAAAGAAGCTGTAATAACACCTTGCCGAACCAATCAAAAATACAGCCTCTTTAAGTTAGAACATTCAATTAATATATTTATCCTATTATTCAATTTAGGTGATAATACTGTTCGGTTCTTACCACCTGTGTTTAAATTGTGAGAAAAATAAAATTTAAAAATATATGAGTTTATACGTAGTGGATAGCTTGGACTTGCACCAAGTTCCTGACTTATCCCAAGTTAGGAAAGCACTTGCTCTACCCTCCAGCTACAAGAGCGTTTTAACAAAAATAAAATTGATTATGTACAAAAAATGTTTACACAGTAGATAGCTGGGAATTGAACCCAAGACTTTATCCAAGCACGTAGCTTCTAAATAAAGCGCATAAACAACTACTTATTTATGCGAGGCTACCAGCCTCCTACTACCCTCCCCTGAACTATTAAGGAATTGTCAGGAAAGACCCCCTATATTATCGGATTGGAAAGACGCTCTTTTTCACCTTACGGGTCGTGCAAAAAGAGTAAAAATAACACCAAATTTCATTCAGACTTTACTACCCCTGTTTCCGAGCGACTGCTTAATTAACTCCCAATCAGTCTGGGATAAAATAACAGTGGGGGGTGCATTAACTTTAAAATTTTATGGAATTGTATAAATTGAACCGAGCAAAAACCCCCACTGTCTTTTTACCTACTCTTGCTCATTAGTAGGTGAAACTATTTCAGCTATCTTCACAAGTACGTCCTCTCTGCTGGCTTGTTTATCATTTATAGTCCAAACCTCTGTTTTATCATTATAAACAATACTCACCCCAGCCTTTTCAAACTTTTCGGAGTGGATAGCTATTAATTCTCTGATAACATTCTCTTCTTTGGCAAACAATTTAGGAATATCAGCACTGCTTTCGTAGTTCCATTCATACTCTTCATAGTTTGTTTCTCCCTCTGTTAGGTAGTAGCAACCCACTGTACCCTCTTCTATCCATACACCGTCTTGGCTCATAACAGGAAGCACGTATTCCTTATAATAGTCCTCTGCTAACTCTCTAAACCATTCTTGGTCTTTAGGACACATTTCTTTGTATGATTGAAGCAAGTCTTCAAAAGTACCCTCAATACCCTCACTATAAGGAGAATTATAATAAGAGACTAATTCACCATCTACCTCTACACATACCTAATTTAATCTATTGATTAGAAATACGTCCCCACTGTAAAGGTTAAAAGCTATCTTTACCTCTGCGGTATCAAAGTCGCAATCAAAATCTTCAGGAAACCCATTAGAAATTGCATCTAATAATTTGCTGGCTAATGCCAACTCTCTTCCGCCAAAGCGTGCTAAATTTGTTACTAACATAATAATTTTGTTTTTGTTATTAATTTACACCGCAAAGATAAGACAAATTTTTATAACTACCAAATTTTTTGCAAACTTTTTTCAATAAATTTTGTAATTTAGAATTATTCTAAATACTAAGCCTGCATTATGGACTTGTTGCGCTTGGGAGACTTGTTTGGAGTATAAGCCAAAGTTTTTTCAGTTAAAACAATAACTTTACTCTTGCCTATCAAAGCATAATCTACCAAATTTTTTTCAATCGCATAATACAGTGCCTGCATTGTTATATTACCCTGCATTTGGCAAAAATCAGGTAATGAAACCAATTTGTCTGAATAATCTCTTGCTACTACTTCTGTGCTAATGTCTGCCATTTTATTCCCTTTCTTTATTTAATTACTAATATACCTACTGTTACCAAGCTAACACCTAAACCTACACCAAGTATCCTTGTCGTTATCTTACTCCACCGCAAACGTTTATTTAGGTCGCTAATCTCTCTCTGCTTCTCTGCTATTAGAAGCGTATTTGTTTCTGATAAAGCCTCATAGTTACCCAGCTGGCTCTTGTGCTTCTTTATCAGAATATTCTTTTGCTCCAATAAATTGTCGCAATCGTTAATCCTCGCCTGTAACTCTTTTACAAGCTCTGTGCTGTGTTTTAATTTTAATCTGAAACCATCTAACTGCCTTGCCTGCTGCGGTGTGAATAACACCAGCTCTTCCCCCTCAATCTGAACCCTTTTCGGATAGCCATTTTGACAGGTTGCGTACTGTGCTATCAAGAGGCAAAGTATTAATATAATTTTGTTCATCTCTTAGTTGTTTGTATCGCCTATTTACAATTTCTACACTCTCTCTTCTGTCCCCATACTTCAGCTCTAAGGCACTAATCAAGCTGTCGTGAGAACGTATGCTATACTTGTTCTCCAATATCAATTTCTCCAAGTACTCTTTCTGCTTCTCTAAGTCCGTGTTATAGTCTTTCTGGTTGTACCACTCTGAAAACAGTGAAAGGAAAAAGACAAACACTCCCAAATACAAAAAGTAAGTGCCTACCTTGCTTTTAATAGTCCCCATCGTATATACGTTTTATTACCCTAACGTAGCAATCAGCAAGCGCATTCTGAAAGTCTCCGTCCCACAGAAGCCTATAATCGTCCTTGTTGTCCATAAACAGGCTTTCCACTAATACCGCTGGACATACTACATTTTTGATGATGTAGAAATCCGCTTCCTTATCCTTATCTCCGTCCGATAAGTCATACCTCATCTTCAGGTTGCTGAAAGTTTTTTCTATCTCTTCAATCAGCTTATCTGCCAAAATGTCAGAGAGTGTTTTTCCCTTAGTTGTGAAAGCCTCGAAACCTGTGCCTCCCCCTGCGTTTGCGTGCTGTGATAATAACCACACATTCGGGTTCTTCTTCGCAATTGAGTTCACCCTCCTAACACGCTCTGCCAACGAAATGTCTTCATTTTCGGGTACTAACTTGTAATAAGGTATATTCAGCATATCTAATCGTTTGCAAACCTTATTCACAATCCAACGGTTAAATACTCCCTCGTACAATACACCATTCTCCCAATTAGGAGAACGCTTTCCGTTCGTTTGATAGATGCCACCTATCAAACCACCGTGTCCGTTATCTAAGATAACAATTCTACTTAGTCCCATATTGTTCTTTTCTTTTAGTTTCTGCAAAGGTAATTAATTCCTTAAACCTACCAAAATTCATTATATCTTTCAGTACGTGAGAATAAAAACCTACTAACCTTACCCCATTAGGTGCTGTCCCTATAGAATAAACAAATAAATTATTGTCTATTAATATATTTGCCACCCAATATTCAAAGAAAACTATCCACTGACCCTGCTGCATTCCGTTTTTCCTTAATATGAGCATTGGAAGTCTACCGCTTCTCGCACAATCTGATTTGCATTGCTCATATACTGTAAATACCTTAGAGTTCTTTCGTAACACACCACCCAGCTTTATATCCGCTAAATGCTTTGTCTCAATCGTGAAAGGAAAATCAAAAGAACTATCCTCGCATACTAAATCACCACAAACATTAGCTGTCGATTGCCAGCGCAAACCTCCACTTCTCGGTACTCGTGTGAATTTAACACCTGTCCACTCTTCTAACCATTTAGCTACTGTGCGCTCGTTTAAGTCGCCCTTTCTCTTTGAGTTAATCTTTTTATCCTGTGAAACAGGAAGCCCAAAGATGTCGGTTTCTATAGTCCTACTTTTCCTTTCTCTTGCCATTATCACTAAGTAAAATAAACATTATAAACATAAAACAATTGCCTCCATACTATGCTATTATTTCAGTGTTACCGTCTTCGTCTAATCCTAACAATATAGATTTGCAATTTAGGCTATCAATGATGTCAGAGTGTGTAACCAAGTATACTGAATGGCTCTCTGCTTTTTGTCTCACTAAATCAAAGAAACTTTCAATACCTTTGTTGTCCAAGCCCTCTGTGGTCTCGTCCATTACTAAGATGTTTATATCTGACTTATGAGAAATCAGGTCGTGCATTGCGAAAGCCACACAAACATCTACTCTTTGTTTCTGACCTCCTGAAAGGTCTTCATAATCTCTCACGAACTCTCCGTCATAAATTAGGGTCTGGAAAGGTTTACTTGCTTTGCTCATATCCACAGAAAATTCTACCCTGAAACCTAAACGGCTCGCATATCTCTGCGCATATATATTCATCTGGTTCAGCATTGCATTAAATACAAATGATTTTAAACCACCTGAACCAAAGCCTTTTTTCACCCACCAATCTACTCGGTCAGCCTCTTGCTGTAAGTTCTGTAAATCTGTATCACCATTTTTTAAAAGAGCTTCACAGTCTGCAATAATCTTATTGTACTTATCTCTATCAGCCTTTTTACCCTCTTTTTTGCTCTCTGTGGTATAATCTATAGTCAGCTTTTCAATACGCTGTTTTAAAGCCTCTGACTGCTTTTTTAGTGAGCGAATTTCGACAGCTATCTCTACCCCTCTTTGTGAGTTGTTTTGCAGCTCTGAAAGTTCTGCTCTCTTCTTATTAACTACTAATTCAAGCTCTTTCAGCTCCTTGTCTAAGGAAGCATATTGTTCCTCTTTCTCCTGTTTTAGCTCACCAAGTTTTTCAATTACTTGTTTCTCTTTATCCGCTTTGTTATCTATAGCCCTCTTTGCCTCCTCTACCTTATCCTTTGATAGCTCGGAGTTGCAGTATGGGCAATTAGTCTCTATATGGTCGTAATCTTTATGGTACTGCTCTAACTTATCCTGCGCTATACGTATCTCACGCTCTGACTTTCCTATAGATACTTTCACGTCTGCAAGCTCACCATTTTTAACTCTCCAATCTTGCTCTAAATTTCTTACCTCCTCTTTAAAGGCTTCAAGCTCGGATAAGTCGTACTTCTTGCTCTCTTTCTCCAACCTATCTAAATCAGCATTGGTGCTGTTAAACTCTTCTTTGGTGCTCTGAATATCGCTGTTTAGCTTCTGTAGAATTTGTTCGTGTTGGTCCTGCCACTCTTTCTCAAACTCTATCTCCCTCTTCAAATTCTCTTGCGCATTAAACAGCTCTCGTTTCGCTCCTTCAAGTTTGTAGGTTAAAGCCTGAATTTTTTCCTGAAGTGCGCTGTACTTCTCTTTAGCAATCTCTTTCGCCTCCTCTACGAAATCTAAGTTAAACAGCTCCTCAAAAAGTTTTCGTTTATCAGCATTAGGGGCTTCAATCAAACTCTTCACCCTCTGCCCAAACATTATTGAATTAAGGAATGTTTGCTCGTCCATACCTATCTGCTCATTTATCAGCAGTTGCATATCAGACTTATGCAAACCGTCTCCAAGCAAGTGTTCGGCTGTAAATTTAGGCTCGTCTACTGACTTCTTATAAATCATTAGCTTATCACCGCCCACAAGCCCAAAGGTTGTGCCTTTATATTTTAAATGCCTCACTATCCTATAATCGAACTTACCGTCTGTGCGCTCTACTACAACTCGTGTCCCTTTATAGTCAGCAGGTCTTCTTTCTTTCCAAGTTTCGATGGACTTCTTTAAGTTGCCACCATATTCGCACCACAGTATAGCATTGAATATAGTACTCTTGCCAACCCCATTCTGTCCCTTTATTAGGTTTAGTCCGTTGCGGTTAAGATTAAACACCACCCTTTTCCCAAAGGACTGAAACCCCTCAATCATTATACTTTTGTAAAATACTTTCTTTTTCATATCATTCTAAAATGTAAGTAGGGAGCGGTTATTTCATAAACCCAGAATAAGAAGACTTCCGCCCCCTACATTACCAACCAAATTAAAAAATACCTCTGTAATTCCTTTTACTTGTTAAGTATCACGGCTTCTTGCATTATTTCAGACTTTGAGAAAAACTCTGTCTCTTCTGCTTTAACCACCCAGCAATCTTCTTCAAGTACTTTGTACTCTGAAACAACAAATTTCTTGGTGTCCTCGCAAACCTCTTCTAATCCGAAGCCTCTCACAAGGGATACAACTGCAAAGGGTTTCATATCACCAGCCTGATACTTTAGTCCTGTTTTAATGAGGAAAAGTTTAGGTTCAGGTAATTCATCAGAATTTAGTTGTTCCTCTGTTACTGTGTCTAACACGTGATTAAATTTAATCTGTGTTATCTTAGCTACTCTTACTACATCATAAAGAGGCTGAAACTCCTGTTCATAGTATTCATAGCCTTTCTTCTCTGCGTCTGTATAATTTTCAGCCTCAAAGACTAAATTTGCAAAACGCATTTTTCGTGGCTCGGAGCTATCTATTAGTTCCAACTTTACCACAAACTTAAATTTACTTTCTTTCTTCATTGGTATTATTTTTTTATGAATGATAATCCTACTTTTAGTAGCTCTTTATCGTTTCCGTCTACCTCCTGCCAAAAGTTTGTTATCAGCTCGGTAGCTTCTAAATCATTGGAAAACTCCTCTACCTTTGCCTCTTTGATAAATGGTAATGTATCTAACCTTACCTTTGTTACCAAGAAGCTATTTGTATCGTTTCGGTCCTCCTCTGTAACCTCATCTTCATATTTTTCAGTAAATTCAGGGTAGCCCTTTAAATAAATAAATTTCATTTTTTCAGGCTTCTGCAAGTTAATAACATAGAAACCCTTTTGCTCCCCTACGTCCCCCATATCTCTATGAATAGGGCTACCTACAATATGAAAATTTTCTGTTAGCTGCTGTCTCTTATGAATGTGCCCACAAAATACCTTGTTGTATGCTCCAAACACTTCATCATTAGGGTCGCAATCTGTAGGTATCATTTTATTACCTATGCCTGCTGGTGTTTGGTGTATCATTAAATACCTGAAGCCTCCTGTCTTAACTGCTTTCTTTGTAATCTCATTTACTCGCTGCTGGAAATGTTCAGGAAATTCATAGTAAGGAACACCAGCTACCCACACATCTTTTTCCACCTCTACAATTTTATCGTCTATCAGTATAAAGTTGTCAGGAAAGAAAGTAGCTAAATGCTCCAAAGCTGATACAGCTGGTTTCTCAATAAGGTTCTTTGTACTCTGGTCGTGGTTACCTGTGATAGCATAAAACTTTACATCAGGTCTTTCAGTGAAAAAAGCTGTGAAAGCCTTAGCAGTCTCATTCACCACGTTTGTAAGAAGTGCCTTGTGGCTATCAAAAATGTCGCCTGCAAACAGTATGATTTTTATATCGTACTCATCACAGAACTGCCCCAAGTCTCCTAACACATTCAAGCAATTTTGCAACCTATTCACGTTGTTAGAAAAATTCTTATAGTCGTGAATATGCCAATCACTAAATACTATCGCTTTACTCATCTTTTACAAAATCACTTAGAAAATTATTCTCTCTCGGCAAAGGAATATAGCAGCCACGCTCTGCCCAATATGCCACAAGTTTTTCAACCATTTCAGAAAATTCTTTAGTACTCAATGTAGAGGTTCTCTCTTTCTCTACAACTAATACCTCCTTACCTAAAAGCTCTTTGGGTACAATTTTATAACCTAAAACTTCTTGTAATGTATAAGCGTGTACTGTATTTTTATCTATTGAGTAACCTTGTGTCTCTTTATGCCAAGCCATTACTGTTACGTATGCTACACCCCAAAGCCATCTATTCTGTGCTGCTGTTCGTCTATATTTAAGCAAACTGAAATTAACTTCAAGGTCTTTACCTATCAATTTTTCAAGCACTCTCTTTAAGACTTTTCCGAAACGGAGCTTTATACTCAAACCACCATCTTCGGTTTTTTCTAAAACTCCAATTTCAGAAAATTCACTTCTATTTATGGCTTTGCTCATTGCCTACCTATTAGTCCATATCTTCCATATCTGAAAGCGCATCGTCTAACAAAGAGCGTTTCTTAGGTGCGCTCGCTGATTTAGCTGCCTGCTTCTTAGGTGCTGGAGCTGGCTCATCGTCTTCTTCATCTTCTTCGTCCTCGTCTTCCATATCTGAAAGAACTGATTTCTTTTTCACAGGTGGAGCAGGTTTTTTCACCTTTTTCTTAGGTGCTTCTTCCTCCTCATCTTCCCACTCTTCATCATCGTCTTCCTCCTCTTTGTGGTGCTTCTTAGCAGGAACAGACTTCACAGGTGATTTTGATTTCTTAGGCTTTGGAGTTTCTTCCTCTTCCTCGTTATCTTCCCCCTCTTCTAACAAAGGTTCTCCATATAGATAGTTTCGTATAACTGAAATCGTAACTTCCTCTGACTTGCGCATATCACTATCAATCTTAATGAGGTCAGGAACGTTTTTGTCCTCATACCATTTTTCATCAATCTCGGTGCGCTCTGTCCAACCAATTGCGTGGTATTTAGTGTCTAAACCTTTACCCTCTTTTGTTAGAGTAATGTTCCAACCCTTAACTCGGTCAGCAATTCCGTCCTTTGTTCCGTTCTGATACTGTTTGGAAGTAACAATTTTGTTTATTTCCATTAGTACTGTAGCCTTAGCTACTAACACTCTCGTTTCCTCTACCTTAACTGATACAAGCTCTTCATCATCGTTGTATACAGCTTTCAGTACAAGGATAGGAAGCAAATAACGTGTTTCCTTTTTCAAAACAGGCATACCGTTATTTTTCTTCTCTACAAGAGCAATTAAGTCTCTCTTCTTAGAAGCCTTAGCTTCCTCAATTTCTTCCTCAATCACATCGTTGTCTGGGTCTATAGGATAGAATTTTCCATTTACCCACCAACCTGTTTGTTCAAGAAAATACACACCATTCATATTTTCTTTCGGTGGCAAGAGGCGTATATCCATACCCTCATCTGTTAGCTTGTTTGAGAAAAACAATATGCCGTCTCCCTGACCTGCCTTATTGTTAATCTGCTTCTGCATTTCTCTTAATTTCTTAATGTCTAATGCCATAATTACAAAAATTTTAAATTAATAATAAATTCTAACTGTGTCATCATAACGAATATACTTGTTTAAATTGACAGCGCAAAGATATAGCAAATTTTTGAAAGTAACAAATTTTTTGCAGAAAATTTTTAAAAAATTTTACAGCTCCTGTAAATCAGCCCAACTCTCTGTAGAAGCCTCCGCATCTGCTTTCATCTGTACCTTATACAATTCCTTACCAAAATACTGCTTGGTCGGTAGGTTGCTCATAGTGTATTGAACAAACTCTGCCGCCTCTTTAACTTCCTCTGTAGGCGAATAAAGCATAATACTGTCGTGTATGGTATTAACTATCTTCCACCTCTTAGGCAATCGCAAATAAAGCAAAGCTATAGCAAACAAAGTAAATTCACCTGCTGACCCCTGAATGGGAGAGTTTACCGCTACTCGCTCGTCTGCACCTCGCTTGTATCCGTCAGACGAATTGATGTCTAACAGCCTACGTCTCCTACCAAACAAAGTACGAACCCAGCCATATTTACGTCCTTTCTCTTTGTATAACTCGTGATAATCTAAAAGAGCTGGATACGTATCAAAAAAGGCATTACGTGTATGTACTGCTTCCTCATCTGTATAAATAACCTTGTAACCTGTTTTCGCATAGTCTTGGAAACCCTCTGCGCTCATACCATAAAGGAAACCAAAGTTTACCGCCTTTGCTTGGAAACGTTTTAGCTTCTGTACGTCTTTCTCCAACTCTTTGAATTGCTCCACTGTTAGGTGCATTACTGAAGCCGCTGTTTTCGTATGTATATCACCGTCCCCAGCATATACAGCAATCATATTTTCCTCCTTAGCAAATGAAGCTATAATACGAATTTCTGCTTGCGAAAAATCGACTTGGATAAGTGAATGTCCCTTTGGTGGTATAAATGATTTCTTAACCTTTTTCACTATATCCCTGCTCATATCATCGTCCAACTTGTAAGAGTTTGGCATATTCTGCAAGTTAGGGTTTGCGGAGCTAATACGACCGCTGGCGGTCCCAGCAAGTTTAAACGATGTATGTATCCTATCGTTTCTATCCAACCTCTGTAGAATACCTTTCAAGTACGTACCTTGCATTTTTTCCATTGAGCGAAGTTTCAAAAGCTCCTTAATAAAGCCTGTTTTATCTTGGCTCTCTAACTCTGCCAGCACGTCTTTTCCTGTACCTGTATCTAATGATTTAAATTTAAATCCGTCAGGACTGAAGTATAACAAATCCTGCATTTGTTTAGGACTTCCAAAAGAAACACCCTCGTACGCAGCTACTTTACCACTCTTTAAATCAGCAAGTTTTTGCACCATTGTTTGCTCGGTCTTGGTCCCAGCATTGTGAGTATTTCTCCACTCTACTAATTTATTCTGAAGCTCTGATATGGCTGCCTCCGTCTTCTTTCTTTCCATTGCCAGCTCATACCTCTTCACAATTTTATTGTCTCGAAGCACTTTTACTTGCTGCTCAATATAACCGTCCACGTCCTTAACAGCTTGTGAAAGGAAATCACGATTAATCAGCATACCCATCTTCTCGGCTTCCCATAGAGGTCTGAATACTGCCATTGTTAGGTTTCTGTAAATGATATAGCTTGGCTCATCTTCTAACAGATAACTTTCTAAAAGTATGCAAAGCCTCAAAGTTAGGTCGGTATCCGTACCGTTGTACTGTATCAGGGTTCGTATTGGTATCTTAGTCCAATCCATTCCGTCCAACTCGTTTTCATAGCCAGCAAACTCCTGAAAGTAGATACTTGTTAGCTCTTTTAGCCCTCGCTTCTCGGTCTCATCGTGTAGGTGCTGCATTAGCATTGTATCATCTATGCGCCCACGAAGTTTCTCTATACCATACGTACGTAAAACGTGGAAATCAAAATTTAGATTATGCCCTATCTTTCTCACCTTTGGGTTCTCAAAAATTGCCTTTTTAAGGAAGCCCATTATTTCGGTTACCTCGTCTTCTGTAAAAGGGCTCTCAAAGTGCTGCAAGGGTATTACCCACGCTGAACCTACCTGAAAGGTTATGGACAAAGTAGTAGCATAAAAACCCTCCTCGAAAGTCCCTAACTTATCATCTATCTTTTTGGTCTCAAAGTCGAAGCTCGCTGTACCTGTTTGCTGCACGTATTTTGCCAGCTGTACTATCTTCTCGAATGTATCACAATAAACCACTTTTGTCGCTGAAACAGACTGCACTGTACCGTTAGCAAAATCCCAAGCCTTGCTAATATCCTTTGCCCAGCTTTCTAACGCTTCCATATTATTGTCCACGTAATAGGGTGAATAAGTGGCAAAGGCTGTACCAGCATTCTCAAACAAAGTTATAGGTTGCTGTTTGCCTTTGAAAGCCCCCAGCTTCTTGGTCCCACAAACAATATTCATTGAGAGCTCTCCCAAGCATAAAACACATTCAGGCTGTAACTCTCTTAACTCCTCACTAAGGTAATAAGAATACTCCTCAATCTGCTTTTTCGTTGGCTTCTTGCCATTAGGAAGCATACGCTTTATCGCATAAGTGAAGTATAAGTCGTCTTCTTTAATGCCTATCACGTCATACAGTACCTCATAGAGTAAATTGCTATCACCTAACACAGAATTACCATTGCTGTTAAACTTGTTAGGCATATCCCCTATGATAACCATTTTCGGAGCTTTTGAGCCCTGTCCTAAAACTATATCACTTACTCCGAAATCCATACTATACCTCCTTTGATTGAAACGAAACTATTCTCTTTTACCCAATTCTTTATATGCTCCTTAACTGCCATAACGTCATCGCAGTTTGATAACCGCATACCCTCTTCTAACAAGTCCTTTGCAGTTGTCTTTCCTGACTTAATGAATTTTTTCAAATTCTTAGTGTTTAGGTTATCAAAATCTGCCTCATCTAAAAATTTAGTGCCTATCTTCTCCTCTACCTGTTTAGCCCTCTTATCTACAAGAGCTTTAAAGAGTATTGCGCACACGTCTCTGTCGGCACACCTCGCACAATCATTGCTCGCAGTGTCCCACGCTTTGCCAAAGCAGTCATCATCTTTAATTTCCATAGTGCTCAAATCTATAGGGACTGTCAAGTCCAATTCGTACTTTTTTTCTTTATGCGTTGTTCTTTTCATCATTTATAACACCAGCTTTAATTGCTATCTCTAAATCTAATGCCCTCATCTTCTTTTGAAGCTCGGCTTTCGCCTCTGTTAGCTTATCAATAAGGTTCATATATTTAACCACCCTTAACAACATCTGATTATACTCACTGCGCAGTTTTCTAATCTCTTCTGTATTTCTGAAATTCATAATGTAGGTAGTTTATAAGTGCAAAGGTAAGAAAAATTTTTAAAATTACCAAATTTTTCTTACCTAAATTAGTTTTTATTTTTCTTGTGGTAGTGGTTTACCTTTTTTATTCGGATACAAGTACTCCACGTTAAAGCCCTCACTTTGATAAACTTTTATGCGCTCTTTGGAATGCTTCTCTAAGTACTTGGACGGTCCGTCCCAAAATTCATAAACCATTACATCTTTGTTTTCGCCATCGTGCCTTATGAGACGTCCTATAATTTGTTTCGTGGTTGTTTTTGATTTACCTGCGTGAGCTAATATGCCCACACGAATTACAGGAATATTTGCACCCCTCTTCATAATCATAGAAGCCAGCAACACGTCTATCTTCCCTTTCTTGTAATCACGAAGCACTTGGTCTCTATCAGAAGTTGTTCCGTGCGCTATAGCTATATTCAACCCCTCGCCCTCAAAATATTCTTTCAAGTAGTTGTACATAAATTCTCCGTGCTGTTTGTGTATGAAAGTAATCAGTATAGGCTCTCCCTTGTGTTTCTCCACAATCTCTGCTATCTTCTTACACCTCTTCCGTGAGCTGTGTACATACATATCCAATTCTATGTCGTATGTTATAAATGGGTTCTGAACCTCTTTTATATCTGAATTAATAATCTTTATGTTCGGTAGCTGCGACACACCCTTGTCGATTAATTCCTTGTTAGAAACCTTATAAAGAACCCTGCCGCTTAGTCCTATCTGAACCATAGCAGTAACTACATCACCGTCCAACGGAGTACCTGAAACAAATACCCTCATTGGTGCGTGTATCTTAGTGAGCAGCTTTGAGTATTGTTCCTGACCAGCTTCATCACTTTCGTCCACAATTAGGCAGTCCACCCCTTGTAACCACCGTTCCATTTGTATACTGTTATTGGCTCGGTTGTATAAGGTCTTAGACATACAAACATTCACACGCTGTAGGTCTGTATATTTTGAGCAAACCTGTCCCAGCTTTTCTTTCCCTAACACTTGCTGAAAGAACTCTACCGCTTGGTCGTAAATAACTGAACTACTCACCATAAACACAATTACCTTGTCTTTTGGTAGGTTGTTAATCAGCAAAGCCGCTATACTGTTTTTACCTGCATTGGTGGCGCAATCTAAAATACCTCTTGGAAAATATAGCTCCTGTCCCCCTACTGTGATGTAGTTGTTAATTGATTTAAGTGCTTCAACCTGATAGTCCCTGCCTACCCATAACTGTCCGTCAATTACCCCTATCTCTTCGGTAATGTTTTCGTTTAATCGTGGTATGTTAGTTCGCTGGTCCTCCACTTCAACCTGAATACCTAAATCGTCTGCAAACTTGGCTACCATAGGTAGAAACCCTGTTGCAAAATCTCCCTTAGTTGTAATGAAATTCTTGTATCCGTCCCAATGCCTACTCTTCCACTGTTTGGAATATTGGTAACCTTTAACACGAACTCGCAAATATTTGCGGAGCTCTGCCATTACGTCTACACCTGACAAATGGTCTGAACCACCTATCACTGCCTTTGTGCTTATATTTCCTACGATTAGTTTCATACAAATACAACGTCAAACTTTATAGGCTCTTCCACCATTTTGCTAATCTCTAACAAAAGAATGCTCGCAAATAAATTCCTATCTAAGAGAAAAGAATACCACCTCATTTTAACAAGCAGCACGAATGCTGGCTCATCATAGTAGGCTATAAATTTAATATCCTTTATGCAGTGGTGCTTTGCCTTTAACTGTGTTATTAATTCTTCTATATTATTCATTGTAGTAATTCAATAAATCACCATCTTCTTCCTCTTCTAATTTCTTAGAGTATGAAATCTGATGTAAATATTTTTCGTATCTCTTTAGTGCATTTTCACCATACATCTGGTTCAATTCAGGTACTACATTGAGAAAGCTCAAACCCTCAAACTGCGCTACTACCCAATCTGTATAGTCTGCCCCTTGTTTGTCTGCGTCCTTTCTCCCTAACAGGATATGAATAAACTTGCTATAATCGTCCTCAATGTATATCAAGTGCTCCAAGTTTGTGTACTCTAACATAGCCTGCTGCCAAGCGTGGTAAAACTCCATTGTCTTGTCTCTATGTTTATCAGTGAGAACCTCTACCTTGTCGTTAAACACTTCGTATATTCTCGTATCATAGTATTTGTACCTATTGAGAGCATATCGTGCCATCATTCTATACCCCAGCTGTATGTACTCTAAAAGCCCCTCCCTAACATCGTCAATCTCAAAATGCTTTACGAACTCGTATGCCATCATAGCTACCTCTTTGAGCAGTATATAGTCCTTGCTGTCCGCTCGGATAACCTTTATCTTCGCATTAGGGGTCTGTTTCTGCCTAAATGATGTTAGTAGGTTGTTAAACATTTCTACCACACCATTAGGAGTATTTGCATTTGCTTTTAAACTCTTTTCAGTCTTCTTCCTCTCATTAGCTTTCAGCTGTAGAAGTTTAAAAGTCCTACCTCTTAACTGATATGGCTGCGCTAACTTCAAAATCTCATTAGCCAGCTTGTTAGGCTTCTGCTTTAAATTCACCTGTGAAAGTATCTCTGCAAGGTCTGAAACTTTTACGTGAATTGAGGGGTCTCTACTAATCATCGTTTTCCTCTTTGTCAGTATCTATCCCTAACTCTCTTAGGAAGCCATCAAGTGCTTTTCTACACTTAACAAGTGTTCTCGCACTTTCAAGCTCTTGCATTAGGATAGCAGCTAAAGAATTAGTCTCACTGCATTCGCCTAAAAAATAGATTACCTCATCAAAATCTGTAATTTGTTCTTCTACTGTTTTTTCTTCGTACTTTTTCATCTTAGTTATCATTTTATTGTTTACCTCTTTACTTACCTTTCAAAAAAGTAAGTAAAGAGGTTTTTACTGATTTTTACTTACCTGTGCTGCCAAAGCCACCCTCACCTCGTGAAATTTCTGACAATTTCTCAACCTCCACTGCCTCGATGTTAGGATAAGGCAATATGATAAGCTGACAAGCTCGGTCGCCCACCTCAAAGGTTTCGTCATTCTCTCCCTTGTAGAACTTAACTTTGATTTCACCACGATAGCCGCTGTCTATCACTCCCACACAGTTCGTTTGAACCATTCCTGTCTTATAAACAGACGAACGTGGGAATAGAAGCCCAACAAATCCTTTCGGTATCTCCACCGCTAAACCAAAGCCGTATTCAACAACGGTTGGGCTAATGTTTAACACATTGCGCACCTCCAAGTCAAGACCTGCGTCCCCCTTGTGAGCATAAGACGGTAGCTTTGCGCTACTATCCAATTTCTTAAATTTAACTTTCATATAAAAACGTTTTTTAAGTTACTATTTATCGAACGTACTTAAATCTTCTATACCATCGTGCAGCTTTCCGATTAGTTCGTTTACATCTGTGGAAACTATGTAACCTCTCTCCTTGTAACCGTGCCCCACAGCATAATAATCTTCTCTACCTGAATTTGGATTGTACCCATAAACCCCAATCACTACAAGCCCTAAATATGAAAATTCTACTTGTACGTATGAGGTTCTGTATTTCCTAATTCTACCGTCCTTATACACGTAGAAAAACTTGCTGTAGCTGAAAAGCTCTTTCACACTGTTCTCCACAGAAATCTTCACAAGTTTTCTCCCTGCTATGTTAGCGCACATAGCTAACATAGAAAACACTACTGCCCCAACTATTAAATATTCTATACTTATGCTCATAGTTTGTATGATAATAAAATTCTTGTCGCCTCTTCTACATTGAGCATTGGAGTAGTTTTGCGCAAACCTATAACAGCCTCTTTTCCCAGCTCGTTTGCGTCCTTACCGCCTGAAAGCCTGTTTAAATCTAAAACCTGAACTTCCTTGTAGTCCAAAAACTCCATACCCAGCTTTATGGCTTTTTCGTAAAAGCTCTCACCAGCATTATCTGCCCCAGCATCTGGTACAAAGATTAACCGCTGACACGAAGACCGCAAAATGATTTCTTTCTGAATTGAGGAAAACGACCAGCCTTGTGTACTCACTCCTTGTCTCCCAAGTGTTAAAGCATCTGCCCAGCCCTCTGTAAAATAACATTCATCGAAAATCTCTAATGCGTCCTGATTGAAAAGCAAGTCCCCCTTGCCTATTCCAAACATACCTGCTTGTGGGTTTCTATATCGTAGGAAATTACCTATAAAGTCCCTGCCTATGTAGTATACCAACCTGCCACGCTGTTTGAAAGGAATGATAATGTACCCAAAAAAATCTTCATCAGGTGTTAAATCCTGCCTATCGTGATAAACATAACCGATACCAAGCCTGTCTAATTCTTTCAAACTAAATCCTCTGCCTGATAAATACTTCCTTGCTCTCTCGCCTAAAATGTTGTCGCCCTCCAAAATTGGAAAATAACCATACGGCAATGTAACGTCCGAAATATTGGCTACTTTGATGTCGTCTAACATATCTAAATTAACAGAGCTTGGCTCGGCTTCTCTTAATATTCTTTTTGCCTCTGTAATCTTGCAGCCCTCGTAATCAGCCACAAAATCTACTATGCTTTCCTTGTATCCGCAAACCCAGCATTTAGCTACTCCGTAGTGAAAATGTACTGCCATTTTCATACTATCAGAAAGCTGACCACAAAAGGGGCACTTAAAAGCCCACCAGCCTACTGTGGTCTTCTTTAACTTAAATTTGCTGCTGAAATATGTATATGCTCTCTTCGGGTCTATGAAATACATAACATTGAAATTTTTTGCAAAGATATAAAAATTTTCAAAATAAACAAAATTTATTTGTAAAATTATTTTTTGTTCATTCTGCTCATCAGTGATTTTAGCTTCCCAGACTTGTATCTTTCAGGGTTTTTCCTGTGCTCCCTCGCTATGTTATCACTTTGGCTAAATTTCACTTTTAGGAAATCTTTTATTACTGTTAGCTCCCCAGCAACCATCATTTTCTTTTCTTCATAGAGTACAGGAGTAAATTTACCGAAGCCAATCAGATTTACCTGCTCTCCCTCCTGCACTGTATCAATCAAAGCCTTTGTGAAGTCTTTAATAAATTTGCGGCTATCTATCTTTTTGTAGCCCATCTCTTTCAGTTTGTCAATAATTCCCTTGTTATTCATCTGTTAATTCTTTTTTGTTAGGTTTCTTCCCTTTTTTCGTTTCTTTTCCGTTAGCTGTACGAACTTCTCGCACTTTATTTTCCCAATCTGTTTTTGTGATTTCTTCCACCAGCATACGTCCCTCATCTACTCTGACAAAGCAAGCACGCTTAAAGTGAGAGGGTATACCGTCCCTCTGAACTACAGGAACAATTCTCATTACACCAGCCTCTCTTTCGTCCTCGTCTCTCTCTAATGAGAATGAAGCGTGCGCATTAGCTGCCTTACCAAAGTCTTCCGCAAAGTCTGTCTCATCACGATTAGATTTTCGGCTGGCATTTCTCCCTACCTGTGTAAGCCCCAAACCAAAAACTTTTAGCTTCTTATGCAGGTTTATGATGTCAAAATAGACCGCCTGTATCTGTAGCCGTTTTTCCTTAATTCTCCAATCATTAGGCTTCATTAGGTCAGGGTAGTCCCAGCAAATTATATCAGGCTGCCAATTTTCCTCTGTTTTAAGCTCATTTAGCCGTATTTCTACGTCCTGAACACTCTTAGTATGGGCTGGATAAAATTCTGCCAAAAAATCACCCCCTAATACAGAAAAACGATTAACCATTTCTTTGTGCAGCTCATCTAATTCCCCAGAGTTAAATTCCTCCCACGTAGCTTCAAGCATACACTGATAGAACCTGTCTAATATCCTTGTCTCCCCATTCTCACAGTCCACGTAATAAACTTTCTTACCATTACGCACGTAATTCAAAGCAAGGTTAAGCAAGAAACCTGTTTTAAAACTTTTCGGACCTCCCATAAAAATAATTAGCTGGGGTGCATAAAATCCCCTCACTGATGTAAGAGCATTCAATCCGTCTAAATACGTTGGGCTTGGATTAAGCTGCTTTCTTGTGCTTAATCCGAAATCTCTCAAAGCAAACGTACCGTGATTTTCTTCCTCATTGATGTCGTACTCTCCCAGCTTCTTAATATCAGAAACCTGTTTGAAAACGTCTTTTACTATATCAGCATTTGCCGTCTTCATTTTAGCTGCATTCTCAATGAGTACATTCCTCATCAGCTTCAGCTGGTATTCCTCAATCAATACCTCACGTATCTGCTGAATGTTTGCTGTTAGTGGTATGTAAATATCCTTAATCGTATTTTCTACAAGTGTCGTGATATTGGATAAATCCTCCCCCTTATACTTTGCCTCTTTTAGCTCTCTATCGAAATACTCTAACAAATTACCCTTACTTGGTTGTGATTTGTACTTCTGATAAAAGCCTTTCAGCAATGTAAAAACAAACTTGTAGTTATCTAAATCAAAAACGTCTTGCTCTAAGATTTCAATGTACTTCTTAGCTTCTTTCTCCTGAACTAAGAACTTCATTAAATCTTCTTGGAACTCTAATTTCATAAACTATAATCTACCTGAATTAACTAAGAATTTTCTCACCTCCTGAAAGGGGCTGAACATACGATTGGGTGAGGGTTGCGTCAGCAAGCCTCACCTGATACATTACGAACCGTAGGTGAGTAATGTATCAGCATACAAACATCTATAAAAATAAAAAATTTTCAGAAAAAGGAAAGGAGGGGAACACTCTATACTAAGAATATATATATATTCTTAGTATAGAGTGTTCGGAGGATAGGTTTATATATTATATAGCGTGGGTGTGCGTGCGCACACAGGAAAATGAGATAAATCT